TTACTCTCGTACCTGCGACAGCTCGTTGCGCACCGCCGCTTTCAGCGCCTTGCCGGCGGTCTGCTGGGTGCGCTGCAGTGCATCCTCACGGATTGCCCGGACACGGTGCATGATCGCTGGCATGTTGATCCGCACCTTGGTTTCCGGGTTCTTCCGGTTCCAGTCGTCCCGCATGGCGCGCGCTTCGTTGACCATGTCCTCGTCGCGGTTGGCCCGCCCCTGCGCCCAGTGCTCCGCGATTTCCTGCGAGCGCATGCGCGCCTGGCTGATCATGTCCAGCGCCTGCCCCTTCGCATCCTGCACGTTGGCGGTCGAGTTCGGCTGGAAGCCAACGATCTTCATCGCTCCCTCGAGCGGCGAGGTGTCATTGATCTTATAGCCACGCGCGTCGCGGTAGGTGCCAGTGCGCAGCATATCGACCCCTTTGGCTGCGTTGCGCACTGCCAGAGGCGAGATATCGAGCGCGGCGCCCGCGATGTCACCGCCGAGTGCCTTGCCGCTGGCCGAAAAGGCGCGCTTGGCCAGGTCGCCCGCCGGCCCGGCCAGCTCGCCCACATCGGCCGTGTACGACGGCTTTTTCTTGAGCAAGCCGGTGCCTGGAATGAGGTTGCCCATGCCGAGGCGGCCGGCGACGTCGACCGGCATGCCGGGCAGGGCGGATGCGCCCTTGAGCATGAAGTCGGCGCCACCCTCACCGAGCGTGCGCGCCAAGAATGCCTGCTTGGCGCGTCTGGTCGAGAAGTTATAGCCGAGGCGCTGCAGGAGGCCGTCGATCGCATCCTCCAGGTCCTGCTCGAAAGGCAGACCATCGGCGCCGCCGAGCATGAACAGCACGGCGACCATGTAGAGCGCGGCGCGGCGGCCGGCAGCGCGTTCGGGCGAGCCCGGCTTGCCAGCAAACGCCATGCGCGACAGCAGTTCCAGATAGCCGACCGAGTATTGCTTGAACGTATACAGCAGTCCACCGATCGGGTTGCGCGCCCAGCGCGGTCTGTTGCCTTGGTTGTAGACGAATTGGGTCTGGTCGACTGCGTCGGCCGCGAACTTGCCGGGATTCGGCAGGCCCTGTTCGCGCGCCGTGCGATAGGCAGCGATGAAGGTGATCTTGCGGTTGGACAGCTCCGCCATGGCGAACAGGCGGCCCCAGCCCAAGCGGACCGCCGCCATGGTGTTGTGCGCCATGGCGCGCGCGTCGCCCCCCTTGGTGCCATCGCCGGCGCGCAACGTCGCCTTGCCGGCGCCCTGCGACATCAAGAAGTGGATTTCCTGCGGCGCGATCTTGTCCGCGTGCTCCTCCATCGCCTTGTCCAGCTCGGCGTCGCCGGTACTGTCCTTGCGCGCGTCGCGGATCGCCTGGCCGATGCGCTTGGCGGCGCTACCGATGCCGCCCCACTGGCTGAGGTAGGGCAGGGTGATAGCAAACGGCTGGGTCATGTTGACCATGGCCGAGGCGACGGAACCGCCCAGGAACTGCGCGAACATCATGCCCGACAGGAAGGTGCCGCCACTCTGCGGATCGCGCACATGCTGCCGCAGGCGCATGGCCTCGTCCTTCAATTCGCCCTGCCCCTTCGGGATATCCACCACCGCCTTGTCGATCTCGCCGGTGTGGACGTTACTCGAGGTCAGGCGCGCATTCGACACCAGGAAGCTGGCCAGCACGCGGCCGGCGTCTTCGGAGAAGCCCTTGATACCCTTGCGGTGAATGAGGCGTTTCAACGCACTGCGGTTGGCCTTCGCCAGGCGCAGATATTCCTGATATGCCCGATCGCTCTCGTTGGCGTCCGCGCCCAAGCCCAGCATCGAACCGAACAGCTCGACCGTCTCGGGCGACACGCCGGCGAACATCTTGTATTCCTCGTCCGATACCGTGCCCTGCTCGATCTTCGCGTTCGGGTCGTCCTTGTACTGCTCCTGCATGTCGCGCGCCATTTTGTTCGCATCCATCTGGCTCTCGAACATGCCGAAATACGCCTGTTCCGGCTGGCCGTGCTCGTCCTTGGTGGTCACGTAGACAGTGTATTTACCGAAGCGCATCAGCGGCGCGTAGCCGCGGTCCATCAGCGTCTGGCCCTTGTCGGCCTGGTTCATGATCTGCTTCGCGGTCGCCAAGTGCATGTCCGCCAGGTCCGGGTGCATCTTCGCCAGCGCGACGTAGTGATCCCGCATCATCGCCGCGGCGCTTTGCAGGTCCGGCGCGGCCACGGCCCGGTCGATCAGGTCCTTGCCGCCGTCGCCGCCCATTTTGGCCATTTCCGAGATCGTCAGGTTGGTGATGCTCTTGTCGACCGCGCTGCGGAATTCACGATACAGGGCGATCTGCTCCGGGGTCAGGTTGTACTTGTCGCGCAACTCCTTGTCGGTCCAGACGATGCCCGGTGCCAGTTGGGTCGCCTCGAAGCGGTTTTCGACCGCCGCATCGTGCGTGTCGATCGGCAGCGCGCGCCAGGCTTTGTATTGCTGGTTGTCGATCACACCTTTTTGCAGCAGGACCTGGGCCTTCTGGTCCGGCGTCATCGCATCGGCGCGCTCCCGCAGGTCATCGATCAGCACCGGCCTGCCGTGCTCGTCGCGCGACCACATCAAGGTGCCCTCGAAGATCGGCGCGGCGATCGCCTTGGTATCGACCGCGCTCACGGCCTGCTTGCGGTTCTGGCCGAACGGGTTGATATCGGCCCAGGTGTCGATCTGCGGCAACAGCCGCGGCGCCAGTTCGGCGGCGGACATGGCGTACTTCGACACGTCCCCGATGAAGGCCTGGACGGCGCGGTACACCGTGTTGAATGCCGGGTAGCGGCGCGCGAGGTTGTCCATGGTCCCGATGGTCTTGTGCCACCAGGAGACCTTGCCGCTATGGCTCAGCAGGTCGCCCACCAGATAGCCGGCCGGCAGCTCGACATTCTTGACATTATTGAAAGCACTCGCCAAGGCGGCGCCCAGGCTGTGCCCGCCCTGCGTTTCGGTCGCTGGCAGGGCGCGGCTGGCCATGATGTCCGGGTTAGCCGGATCGAAGTCGCCGCTGTTGCCGATGGCGGACTTGATCTGCGAACCTTTTGGCACCACGAAGTGCCTTCCTGTGTAGCCAAATGGACGCTCGATGTAGGCCTCGGTCTTGCCGCGCCCAAAGGCACCGACTCTGGGCGATTCGTACAAGCTGACACCTGGAATGCCCGGCAGGCGCGCTTCAGGGCGCATGTCAACAATGCCATCGGCCTTCAGGTAGACCGGCATGACATTCGGGGCAGGCTCGCTCGCCCCTTTTTTGCCGAGCGCGTAACGTGCGACGATCGTACCCTCGGCATGGCCGGACGCCTCCGCAGGATCATCTGTCAGGAAGATCATTTTGCGAGGTCCAGAAGGCTTGAATCGTTCGATACCGTTGCCATGCTCGCCTGCGCTTTGCGTGCCGTGGAACAGGATCAGGGGGCGACCCAGATCATCGACGGCCATGCTGTTGCCGAACCAACGCCAGAATGCGCGGATCGCCTCATCGGTTGCAGCGATCGGGTTCCCTTTGCTGTTGGTGATGGGGCGCTGTACGCCATCGACGTCGATCATGTCCGGCGCTGCCATGCGGGAGTTCTGTTTTTGCTCCCGGTAGTTGCTGATCGCCTTCATGCGCGCGAAATCGGCCGAGTCACGGCCCATGGCGTCCGCTACGTCGCCGGACGCCACCAGGGCCGCGTCGAGCCAGGACGGCGCGGTGCCCGATTCCGGCCCGATGCCGAACAGCGAACGCTTGACCCAGTCCTTGAACCGCTCCCAGAGGGTCTTGCCCTCGTAACGCTTACCGGCCATGTACGCCTGCAGGATCGGGTCGGTCAGCGCACGGACGAAGAACTCGTCCGGGTCGCCGCGCGCTTCCTCCACGGCCAGAGCCAGGTCGGCGTTGGCGAACTTCTCACCCGCCGTCATCGAGCGGAATTCTTCCCACACCGCCTGGAACTGCTCCAGCGCCTTCGCTGCCGCCGGCGCCGACAGGCCCAGCAGCTTGTCGTTGCTGCGCACCACGCCCACCGACAGCGAACGGTAGCGCGCCGCCACGGCAACGTGCATCGCTTCGTGGATCACGGTTTCATAAGTCAGGCCTTTGCGTCCCTCGGCGGTGAACAGTTGCATGTGCAGCACCGGGGCCAGGCTCACCACGCCATGCACGTTCATGCGGCGCGTGTCGTCCACCGTCAGCATCAGGTTGCCGGTCGTCGGCAGCAGCTTTTCCACCTGGGCGGCGAGCGCACGCAGCTCCTTCGGGCCGGTCAGCGCGATCAGGTTCATTGCCTGGCGCAGCACTTTCGTGCCGTTCAGGCTGGTCGTGCCGCTGGCGTGGCCATCACGCAAGACCTTTTCGACGCCGGGCGCGACACGCTGCGCCAGGATCTTCGGGTCAATAGGACGTGCCTTGCCGATGGCGACGTCGCCGGCCTGCGCGCCCGGCGTAACCGCGGCGGCGGCGGCGGCCATCAGCAGGCGCCGGCGGGTCGGATCGACCGCGCGGGAATACATGGCGTCCGGCACCGGATCTTGACGCACGTACGATCCATCGGCCTTGCGCAGCGCAGCCGGGCGTGCCGCGCCCTCGGTGGACTGCTCGATCCCGAGCTGCTGGTTGACCCACGCCTGCGCCTGCGCCCTGGAGGCGAATCCATTGTCCGGTACGCCGGCATAGCTCTTGCCGCCGACGTTCACCACCAAGAAGCGGTCGCGTAACTCGTCGCGCACCGGCAGGCCGACGAAGTCCTCATACTCGTTCCCCGACATGATCCGGTAGTCGCTGCCGGCGGCCAGGACTGGCGCGCTGGCCTGCGCATTGGCCTGCGCCCCGCCCTGGACTTGTGGCGGCTCGAATTCGCGTTCCTCGTACAGCGGCATGCCCTGCGCATCCTCGGCCTGCATGTACGGGATCACGACGTCGCCGTGCTCGTCGGCCGCCAGCACGAACCAGCCGTCGTTGCTCCAGCGGTGCCCGGTCACGACGAACGGCTTGCCCTGCCAGTACACGGTCGTGTCGATCGGCGCGCCGGTGCGCAGCCAGTACGGCGGCGCGACCGGGTTCATTGCGATGTCGCGTTCCAGGTCCTCGAGCTGCTTCCTGACGGCTTCCAGCTTGTCGCCCAGGTGGAAGGGCTCGCGCATCACGGTTTCGTTGTGGCCCAGCGCGCGCTCGTCGTCTGCGATCTCGCTTTCGATGCGGCGCACTTCCTCGTCCCGCAGCCAGCGCAGTTGCGATTCCAGGCTCGGCAGACTCGGCCCGTTGCTTTCGACCGTCTGGTTGCCCACGGCCAGGTACAGGTCCGGCTTGTCGCTCCAATTGCTCCAACGGGCGTACAGCGGCAGGCCGCCGTACTGGCCGACCTCGACATCATTGCCCTTGCGCAGCATGCTCGGCAGCTTCTGGCTGATGAAGTCGGCCGCTTCGCTGCGTTTGTCGAACAGCTTGCCGTCGAGCGTCATGCGGAAGGTCTCGCCGCGCTGTTGGTCCAGCAGGGCCGCGGCCTGCTGCGCCGCCTGCTGCAGGTCCGGCAGCTTGCGGCGGTCGCGTTCGATCTTCTCGCGCAGGCGGCGGATCATGCCGGCGGCATCGGCTTGCGCCTGGGTGTGCAGGCGTTCGCGGCTCTGTAACTGCTCCAGCTTCTTTTTCAGCTTTTCGCGGACCAGCACGCGCGGGTCGCCCGCGGCATCGGCAAAGGTCGATACCAGGTCGCTCTGCTCGTCGGATGCAGCGTCGCCCTCGATCACGCGCACGTCGCCCTTGGACTTCATGAACTCGGTGATGAATCGCTGCTTGATCGCCAGTACCTGCCAGCGACGGCCGTCCAGGCGGTCGGTCAGGTAGCGGTATTCCAGCACGGTATTCCACTGGTTGCCCTGGCGGTGGCCGCGGCCGTTACGCTGTTCCAGCTCGCCCGGCATCCAGGGCGCGTCCATATGGTGCATGGCGCGCAGGTTGCGCTGCATGTTCACGCCCACGCCGAGCGAATCGGTCGAACCGAACACGATGCGGATCTTCCCGCTGTTCATCGCGTCCGCGATTTCCTTGCGCTTGTCCTTGCTGGTCGAGCCGGTCACGGTGGCGATCTGCTCGCGCGGGATGCCGGCCTGCACCAGGCGCTCCACCATGTCGTGCATGGTCGAGAAGGCCGGGTAGGTCACAGGGCGCTTCATGCCCTTGGGTCCCTCGGAACGGGTCACGGTCTTGTGCATGCCCTGTTCCATGAAAACGACCTGGTTGGCGTCGGGCGACGAGCGGTAGATGTCGATGAGGTTCTTCACCACGCGCGCCGGCTTGGATGCCGGATGCGGCTCCATTTCCGGCGTGCCTTCCAACCCAGCGTTGTCGATCGCGTTGACCAGGCGTACGTCGAACGATGCTTTCTCGGCAATGGCGTCGTGGATGATCGGCACTTCCGGCGCGCCCTCGCTCATCGCTTCCTTGCGGGCCTTCTTCGTCATCGCGCGCCAGGCGCGCGCCAGGCCCTGCACCTGCTGGAACACTGCAACCTGCTCGGGCGACATATCCGACGACTGGTTGACCACCTTCTTGTAGGGGCGGTCCTGCGCGTTTTCCGTGCGGCCGTCCAGCAGCTCGGCGCGCTCGTCATCGGTCAGGGTCTTGTCGGCCATGGTCTTGCCGTTGACGGCGCGCGGGCGCATTTCCGGCATGTCGTCGGCAAACACCACGTCCATGTACTGCCCGATCATGCGGCGCAGTTCCGGCACGTTGATGAAGGCCTGCAGGCGCGTCACGGCCTCGTACTCGCCGGTCGAGGACAGTTCGACGTCGTTCACTTCGCGCGCGAACGAGCCGAACCAGCCGTCCCAGTCGGCCAGCCCGGATTCCTTCATTTCCTCGTTCATCATGTAGCGCATCATGTGGAACACCTCGGTCATGGTGTTCGTGATGGGCGTGCCGGTGAACAGGTGGACGTTGCCGCCGTTGTTCATGCCGCGCACATACTTGGTGATGAACGACATGGCGATCGAGCGATTCGAGGTCTGCGTCTGCAAACCCTTCATCTTCATCTTGGTGGCGATCGGAGGCTTTTTAAATTCGTGCGCCTCGTCCACGAGTACCATGTCGACGCCCATATCCTCGAAGGCCACCGAATCCTCGCGGCTGGCCTGCTGCGACAGCTTGCGGATCGTTTCGAGGATCTTCATGCGCTGCTTGACCAGTTGCTTGGCCGTGGGCGAGCGCAGCTTTTTCAGTTCGTCCTCGTCGTCCCACATGCCTTCCTTGATCTCGACACCATCCTCCTGCGCCGCATCCTTCGCGGCGATCTCCAGGTCGTTGATGTCGTCCTGGGCCATCGCCATCAAGGTTTCCTCCTTGAAGCCGATGCGGTCCAGCAGCGAGTGGGGCAGCACGATCACGTCCCAGTCGTCGTTCGTCATCTGGGCCATGCGGACCTTGATGCTGTCCTTGTCCAGGGTGCTGATGTACAGCACCTTGGCGGCCGGGTACATCATCTGGATTTCGGACGCGACCGATTTGCTGTTGGCGTTGTGCGCGAACAGCAGCGGCTTTTTCGCAATGCCGTAGCGGCGCGATTCCACCGCGATGCCGCCCATGGTGAAGGTCTTGCCGGTGCCGACTTCGTGCGCGTTCAGGCTTTTCCTCGTCACCAGCGCGCGCCAGATCGCATTGACCTGATGTTCGCGCAAGTTGAACGGGCCGCGGCCGAGCGACAAGGCCATGCCCTGAAAGCCCAGGAACGAACCGTCGAAGTGCGGCGTCGCGTAGGCGTTGCGCACCTCGTTGTATTCGCGTTCCAGCTCGACACGGCGCACCGGCTCGGCCCACAGCCATTCGCCAAATTTCAGGCGCATGTCCGAAATCTTGCCGTTGGCTTCTTTGGTGGCCTCGTCGTCGATGTATTCGTTGCCGTCGCTGTCCTTCTTCTTGACGTTGATGGTCTGGTTGGCGATCGCCGCGCGTACCAGGCGCTTGAAGGCCACATGCCCGGTGCCGAAGCCGCTGGACGCCTCGGCGCGGTGGTTGAACGCGGCCGGGAAGTTGACTTTCCAGCCGCCGGCCTGGAACTGCACGTCGATATTTTCCGTGTCGGGCAGGCCGAGCATGTGCGCGATGTACTCGGCGTACCTTGCCGGCGGCACCCACGTCGCGCCCATCTGCGTCTCGATCTTGTAGTACGGGATATCGGCCGGCAGCACCTTGGTCAGCGCGTCGATGTTGCGCTGCATCGCTGCATTGCCTTCTTCCAGTCCGGCGCGGGCCTGGCGCAGCTTTTCGCGCACGTTGCCGGACAGGTACATATCGGACGGGATGAAGTCGCCCGCAGGCGTCTCGAAGGCGGCCCCGGCCTCGATCAGTTCGCGGCGCACGGTGGCCTCGTCCACCCCGGCCAGCGCCGCGATCTGCGCCGGCGACGGGTTCACCGACTCGTTACGTGCGAGCACGAAGGCATCCGTGATCGTCGGGTTGACCATCTTGCGCGCACCGCGGATCGTGCTTTCGTTCAAGATCGCGGCCGGGCGCTGGCTGTAGGTGCCATCGCCGTTGTCGACGTTGACTTCCAGCGCGGCCAGCGCCGGGTAGAACGGATCATCGATCTTGCGCAGGTAGTCCAGGCCGAAGCTGTCGGAATAGCCGCGGTGCTGCTGCTTGAACGCCTCGTAGGCGTTGCGCAGCGCCGCGCGCTCGGCGCTGGCGTCGCCCTTCCGCTCGGCCTCGATCAGGGTTCCGTACAGGCGGCGCATGTCGATCAGCGCCTCCAGCTGCGCGACGCGGCGCGCGGTGGCCTTGTCATCCTTCACCGCGTACTTGGCCACTTCATGCGCCGGGGCCAGGTATTCGCCTTGCACGATGAACAGGCCGCCGTTCGTCTTGGTCAGCGCACCAGTACGGTCGCCCGTATGGTTGGCGACATAGCTGATCTGCTTACCGCGCGTGTCGGTGTGGTAGGCGCCCTCGGGAACCAGGTCCACGATGCGGCGCAGGTGATCCAGCATGTTGTCCGGGCGATGCACGACCAGACCGGCGCGGAACGTGGTCGTGCCATGGCCGAAGTCGATGGTCCCGATCACATGGTCCGGGTGGGTATGGTAATACTCGTTGATGTCGATTTCGGTGCCTTCCGGCGTCGGGTGTGGCAGCGACTGGATCCACCCGTCGTTGGCCACGATGCCGGCCGGCTCGGCGCGCTTGCGCAGAATGATGATGTCGGTCACGACCTTGGTGCCGGCGTATTCCTCGAACGCGCCCGATGGCAGGCGGAATGCGGCCACCAACTCGCCCTTACGCGCCATTTCAGCGCGCACGGAGAGGTCCTTCTTGTCCATCGTGCCCTTGCTGGTGATGCCGATGACGATGCCGCCAGGGCGAGTCTGGTCCAGCGCCTTCAGGAAGAAATAATCGTGTAGCAGCGGCGACAGGCGGTTATAGCGGCGGTCGGCCGGCGAAATGTCCGCGAACGGCCAGTTGCCGATCACCAGGTCATAGAAGTTGTCCGGGGTCTTGGACTGTTCGTAGCCCTTGATCTGGATATTCGCGTTCGGATACAGCAACTGCGCCATGCTACCCGTCACCGGGTCCAGCTCGATGCCAGCACGCTGGCTGCGGCTGGCCAGTTCCAGCGGCATCATGCCGAAGAAATTGCCGATGCCGATGGACGGTTCCAGCACGCGCCCGCCGGTAAAGCCCATGCGGCGCACCATGTCCCACATGGCCATGACGGTCGGCGGGTCGGTGTAGTGGGCGTTGATGATGGATCGCTGCATGCCCTCCCACTCGGCCTGGCCGAGGTTGTTGCGCAGCCATGCGTCGCGCTGCTCCCAGCCGGCTTTCGGCGCCGGGCGCTGCCACGTTCCCTGGAACAGTTCCTGGCCGAACGAACCCCAGCCGGTGTAGCCGGCCAGCACTTCCTGTTCTTCGCGGGTCGGTGCGCGGCCGGCGTCGAGCAACTGGTTGCGCAGCTCGAGCGCGGCGCGGTTCTTGTCGAAGCGGGCGACCTGGCCGCCGCCGACAATGCGCAGCGGGTCGGCAATGTGGAAATCGCCCGGCCCGGTATTGGCGGGGCTTACAGTGGCGGGGTCCTTGACGACAGGGGAGGGGTCCACGGCAGCGCGCGATCCGGCGCCGTTTCCTCCGGTTCCAGCATCAGGATTTCGCGTTCCGCCATTTCGCGTGCGTCCGTCACCGGCATCCCGGTGCTGATCAGCGCCTTCTGCCGATCCCACATGCGTTGCTGCAGGACGTACGCCAGCTCGTCCGCTATCCCCATCCGTTGCAGGTCGTACCACATTGCCGGGCTGTCCTGCTTCCACGTCGCCAGGATGTGCCGGTGCAGATCCTGGTTGTGGATCGTCTCGTCGCTGCTGGTCAGGCGCTGGTACTCGTTCAGTATCGCCTTGCGCCACTCGGGGCTGGCCATTGTCATCGTTCTCGGTGCTCCGCGGTTGATCCTGCTCGTTGTTGGATGCTGCCATAGTATCAAACGGCACGCCTGCGGCCTGCGCAACCGCCTTGGCCGCACGCTCGGCCAGTGCCGAGGCGGTCAGGTTCGCCGGCACCCACTGGTTTGCGCCGCCGCTGTAGCGATCGCCCGGCTTGGTATCGCGCAACATCACGGTCACGCCGGATGGGCTCGACACTCCACCGACCGGGTTTCCGCCGACCTGAATATAGATGCCACGACCGGCGCCATGGTTCTGCATCGTGAGGGTGACGTCGCCCGGAACGGCCGGGCCGCCTTCGTTGACGCTCACCGTCTTGTCCGGCTTGCCCTTGCGGTCCAGGTGCGGCACGAAGCCGAAGGCTTCCAGCGCCTTTGCCACGTCCTTCAGGTAGCTGGTGGCGTCCTTCAGGAACGCGTCTTTCACGCCGCCACGCAGGCCAAAGTCTGTCTGCTCGTTCTTGCCGCCGGGAATTGGCGTATAGCCGTCGATGAATTCGACGCCCCAATCCTGGCGCAAGGTGCGGTCGGACTTCGACGCAGCCGGCTTCCCAGCGGCGGCTGGTTGATTTGCCTTCTCAACCCGGCGCACCATCTTTTCGCGCTCGGCTACGACCTGATCGACCCATTCACGCGTCAAGATGCTGTCGCGGTCGCTCATCCCGACCGTAAAGCCGCGGATTCGACCGGCCAGGTTGCCGTCGCCGGCGTCGAGCGCGCGGTCAGACAACGCGCCGAGCCTTTGACGCAGTTCGGCCATCAGCGCGGGCCTGTCGTCGGTTTCGGTAGCTTCGGTGGTCGGCGGTGCTTGGTCCACCTTAGCGTCCGCCGCCGCCACTTTTTCCATCTGCTTCTTGGCCCAATCCACCGCATCCACGAACGACATCGCGCTGCTTTCCCCGAAGCGGCGATTGCTGACGCGCCACTGGTCCTGACCTTCCTGCACCAGGTTGGCGTTGATGTGGTCATTGCCGGGCAGCTTGATCTGGATTTCGCCGTCCTTCTCGTCCACGATTTCCAGCCCGGCCTGCTTGATGGCCTCCTGCTTCATGTTCAGGACATTGACGATGACGCGCGGGCCGGTCGGCGCCTTACGCTCCAACGTATTGCGAGCGTCCTGCTCGGCCGCGGCTTTCGTCATGCCGAAGCCGGTGGCGGTGCGCGTGCCGTCCGAGACCACCGCCTCGTAATTGCCCGGCGTTCCGGTCATGTCGATCAAGCGCACCTCATAGGCCGGCGCTCCTTCGGTCGCGCTGGCCACCGATCCTGGTTCGGCCGAGATCCCGCGGCGCTGCATTTCCTGCATGATGGGGGCCGCGCGTTTCGGCAACTCTTTCAAGGCGCGGCGGAGCTGGTCGGCGCTCATGTGTTTGACGGACATGCGATTGAGTTCCTGCGTGGTCAGCTCGCGCTCGGCCATCGCATCATCCAAATCTTCCCCGGCCTGCTGATCTGACGCCGGGGCCGTCGCGGGCGCTGCCTGCTCGGGCGAGGCTTCTTCCCTGGCCTTTGCGACCAAGCGCATTGCCGAGTCGACATCGACGCCCAGGCCCAGCATGACGCTCGGGAGCGCCGGATGCAGTTCGCCCGATGCGATCCCTTGCCGCACCAGTTCCATCGCGGCCTCGAACGGCACGAACTTGCCGTTCTTTTCCATTTTGACGTCGTCTTCCGCCAGCTTGTCGTCAGCCGAATTGGCCAGGAGATCCTCCTGCGCCAGGCTCATGCCGTTCGGCTGGATCTTGAACTGCTTGACCGCCGGCACAGGCGGCACGAACGGTTCGCTGGCACCGTTGACGGTCCAGCGGATACCCCTATTGCCATAGTAATAATTCTGGAGCTGCTTGATGCCGTACTCCAGGGTGTCCCTCAAGGAAAACGGGTCCTTTTCCGGGCGCTGCATGACGATATGGCCCATGATCTTCTGGCCGTACCGGGTGGCACGCAATCCGAGAATCTTGTACGGGTGGTCCGCCATAAAGTCGTATGGTGGCTCCCCGATAAAGGTCAGCGTGTCGCCCACCTCGGCGCCGCCCAACTCTTTCAGTTGGGCCGCCATTTCGCGTTGCTCGGCCTGGTGGCGCAGCGCATAGCCTGCCTTGGTATAGCGCCCCTTCCAGTCGGCATAGCCGAGCTGGTTGGTCATGACGTCATGAACGGCATCGGCCAGGTGCGGGTGCGCCCCGCGCAGTTGCTCGGCCATTTTCGGCGCGTTGTCGCCTGCCTCCTTGAGCATCTGGCCGACCTGCTCGGCGGTCAGCGTTGCGTCATCGCCTTCGCTTGCCTGCTTCTCCGCGATCAACTCGCGGATGGCATCGTGAGCCGCGTCATCGTCCAGGTCCTGATAATAGGGGTCCTCAACGGCGTGGTCGATCTCGTCCTCGGTCACGCCAGCGGCAACGGCCTGGTCGATCAAGCTGCGGTCCAGGCGATCGTACTTGCCGTGGATTGCCATGGCCGGGTGGTCGATCGCGTTGTTGGCCATGAAAAAGCCATAGCTGAACCCTTCCGGGGTCACGCTGCGGGCATTCTTCGTCGCCATGCTCTTGCCGCCGTACTGCTTGAACATCTTGCTGCCTTCGGTCGGCTCCACCGGCGCGATCGGCAGGTCCGCATTGAAGCGGCCCCAGATCAGGGTCTTCTTGGTGTACGGATCGCCCAGCAGGTAGGGATCGAACGACAGGCGCCACGGCGGCAGGCCGCCCAATTCCTCGATGCGCCCGACCGGGTTTTCCAGTGCCCATACTGCGGGCTTGAAATACTCGATCGTTTTCAGGGTCTGGTGTACCAGCTTCACACTGGCGATCGTACGGCCGTCCGCGTCCTTGGCTGCGAAATGCTTGGCGCCCGAAACGGCGAAGTCGGTGCATGGACACGCGGCCAGGATCGCGTACACGTCCATGCCCTCGAAGCTGCCGAACCAGTCGGTGAAAAACTCCGTCGAGAAGTTATTCACGTCTCCCATTTCGGGATCGTCCTGGATGTCGAAGCGGTACACCTGGTAGCCCGCTTCCTCCCATGGTTTCGACCATTCACCGGACAGGTCGAACAGGGACAGCACGACACGCTGGCTATTGGCGCTGCGAGTGGCATGGTCATCGCCCTGCTGCTGCGCGTGCTGCCTCCATTGTTCGACATGCGCGCGCGCCTCGTCCGGCGTCATCCATCCAGCTTCGCGGTGATAGACCTTCGCGCCGTTGACGTTCTTCGATGTGACGCCAGCCTTCTTGTCCAGGCGTACGATGTCGGACTTGGCTGGCGGTTGGAAGACGTTCGATACCACATGCTCGCCGTCCATCATTTCGGCGTGCGCGCTGTTGAACTCCCTGACGATCTGGTGCAGCTCGCGGTCATCCACGCCGGTCTGGACGTGCTCGGGCGCGGTGGCGTTCGGATGCATGACACCTGGCGCGGCCACATTGGCGTTGTTGGTGGTGTCGGGTGGCTGCGGCTTGTCCAGCCCGCGGCGCTCGATCTCCTTGGCGATCGGATCGGCGCGCTTGGGCAGTTCTTTCTGCGCGCGCAGGAGTTGGGCGTCGGTCATGTCCTTGACCGACAGGCGGTTGAGCTGCTGGGTGGTCAGTTCATGCTCGGTAATCGCTTCCGGCTCGACCGTTTCCGCGTTGCGCGCGCGCTGGCCCAGTTCGCTCAGCGGTTCACGCGGTTCCGGCCGCTGGTCATCGCGCACGATGCGCGGCTCAGGGCCGCCGTCCGCCATGTTGGACTGCATGAGATGCTTGAAGGCCTGCTTGCGCGGGCGGTTCTCGTTGATCAGCGCACGCAGGCGGTTCGCGTCGGCTGACACGTTGCCGTCGTAGCCGGCGGCATTGATCGCGTCCAGGCGCGGCTGCAGGCGCTGCTCCGACACGGCGCCCAGGATGTGGACTCCATCGATGCTGTCGCCGTATTTGCGCAGCAGGTCCGTCAGCTCCTGGTTCGACACGGCTTCGGCCTGCGACGGGATGCCGATGATCGGGGAATGGCCATGTGGGTCCAGTCCCAGATTGCGCATCATCGTCTCGTAGGCTTCCGTCAGCGTCAGCTCACCGCCTTGCAGCGGAATGATCGCCTGCAGGCCGTAGAAGTTGATTTCTTCCGCATACTTCGCCACCAGGTCGAGCGATCCGGCCTGGTCGCCCACGATATCCGGCATGACAAAGAACGCGCGGCCCATCGCCATGCCGGCGCTTGCCTTGCTGATGGCATGGGACAGATCCTCGTAGCGTGCCAGCACGGCGTCGTGATCCAGCGCGGCGGCTTCCGCCGCTTCGCGCTGTTCACGCTCAGCGGCGGCGGCCTCGCGGATGTTGCGCATGAAGGTCGTGAAGGCACCCGAGTCGACAAACAGGTAGGCGCCCGGCGTGTTCGCCAGTTGCTCCGCGATCTTCGGGATCGAGGCCCGCGACAGTTCCAGCACCGAAATGCCGACATTTTTTCCACCGGCGAACAGGCGCGTGAAGTCCCCCGGCCGCGACATCCCCGACACGAATTGCAAGGGCTGGTCAGGCGTGCCATAGACGCCAGGCGCAAACTGGCCGTCCACGCCCACCGGGTTGCCGGCGTTCGCCGCCAACGCGGCCAAGGCGCGTGCATTTTCGCGCTCGTCGACTTGGGGCGGTTCCGGCGTCACCAGTTCGTTGGCCACGATGTCCGGCCCCGCGTGCGCGCCGCGCACGGCGGCATCTTCCTCGACCAGCCGGTTGTAGCGGTCCTGGTCCATCAGCACGACCTGCTCGGACAACATATCCGGGTTTCGGGTCATGCGAATCTTGTTCTTCCCGATGTCGATGCCCTCAAGGCGATAGAGCGTGCCGTCTTCCGCGTGCAAGACGTCGCCCGTTGCCGCCGATTTCAGGCTGACTTTCGCCGGTTCTTGGCGCGCGCGGGCAGCCCGGTACTCTGCCAGTGTAGCTTCGAGCCCTGCAATGGCGTCGTTGTACACCCATGCATTGCCGTTGGAGACAGCCTGCTCCTGCTTGCGCTTCAGGTCTGCGATCTTGGCCTCGTTGGCGGCGATCTGCTGGTCCAGCATGGCGGCGGTGTCGGCACTCGGCGCGGCCGGTGCAGCCACCGCGCGCAGTACCTGGTCGGCCGGCATGCTTGCGACCTGTTCCTCGCTGTCGGTCCCTTCGTGGTACTCGGCAATCGCGTTGTAGGCGGCTTTCCACTGGCGCGCGCTGATCTTGCTGACATGCGGGGCCACGGCGGGATTGCCGCGCATCGCCTTGGCCGACGCGCCAATCGCGGCGCTGAACGAACGGAATCCCTTGCGAATCAGCAGCTCGACCACCTTGGACAGCGCCGGCAGCAGATCGCCCGCCGTATGCTGCTGGCCGGTGGCGTTCAGCTTGCCGCCGAACACATCGCCCAGCACATCGCCCAGGTGCCCCAGCGCGGCCTGCAGTTCGGCGTCGAGCGGATCGATGGCCGGCTGTTCCGGCTTGGCAGCGGCCTGTTCGGCGGCGACTTCTTCCGTGGTCGGCGGCACGTCGCGCTTGCCGTCGATGAACTCGTTGACGGCCTCGCTGGTCGAGCGCGGCGCCGCCTGGTGAACCGCAGATGCCGGGGCCGGCTGCGGCTCCGCTGCCTGGCGGCGTTTTTTCAACTCCGCGCGAATACGGTCTTCCTCGACCTGCACGGACCTGACAAGATGCTGGTTGACCTCGCCGCCGTCCCATCCCTTGCGCAACTCCGACGTGCGCTTGCGTTGGGCGTAGGCTTCGGCGCGTTCGAGGTCTACCGTCGACACGGTCGACAGGTCATCGGTGTTGGCGACACGGTTGTAATTCTCGCCCCATTCACGGTGCGTGCGGTCCTGATCGCTTTCTTCCACCGGCTTACGCGGTGCCACTTCTGGCACTTTTTCAGCCGGCTCATTCGCCTTCGCAAAAGCGTCGGCAATCCTTTTTTCGATCACCGCTTTCTGTTTGTCCGACAGTTCGCCCCATGCTTTCATGCCAACGTCGGGCGAGTCGAGGGCGGCGATGCGCTCGGCAGGCATACGGCTCTCCCACCACCCTTCGGCCGTGACATTGCCTGGTGCCGGGGAGGCTGGTACATCGGGAACGTTGAAGCTCCCAGGACCGTGCCGCAGTTGCGATTTGCCGGACTTCTCAGGCGCCGCGATTTGGGACGGCGCGGCCGGCGTTGCCCCGTCCGCCACCTCCGCACTCGGGAATTCCTTCGCCAGCGGCAGCAGTTCAGCGATCGGCGCGTCGAACCGGATCACGCGCACCGGCATGCCTTCGTCCATCTTGGCCAGCCATTGATGATGGCCGTCCAGTACGTGATCGTCCGACGACACCAGGATGGCGCGATCGCCGCCCTGGTAGTCCCTGGCCTGTTGCACCTTGGCCGGGGAAAACTCGCGTTGGGTCGGTTTCAGGGTATCCGGTTCGACAATATCCTGTTCATGTGCGATCCCGCGCCCGAGCAGGAACTGGGTCAGCGCGCCGCGGTGCTCCGCTTTGATTTGCGGCATATCGGCGCGCGGAATGCCGAGCGAGCCCGATTCCGGCGTGAACTCGACCCATTCCTTGTTGATCTGCTGGCCGGCGAGGTCGTCGGCCACCGTTCCCTTGTCTTCTGGTTCGGCCGTGGGCTCGGGCGTGATCCCGGCGGTCGGTTCAGGAGCCACGGCCGGCGCCGCCACGTTGGAACGCTTTTGCTTCAAGCGGGAACCCGGCTGGATCTGCCCACGCCCGAGGGTGATCTGTCGGCTCGCGTCGACGCCGGGGTAAGCACGCGTGTCGATGCCCAGTACCTCGCTGGCCCAGTCTTCGGATTGTTCGAGTCGTTCCGGGTTCCGGTTCTGCTGCTGGCGGGCCTCCTGGTAACGGCGCGCGGCGAGCGAATTCAGGACTTGAAGGACGTGATTCAGGTTGTTGAATGCCTGGCGCGCTGCGAGCGGACGGGTCGACTGGATGTAATCGGCATACGTGAAGCCGAGCGCGCCCAGCTTCGCCGCCAGCTCGTTCCACTTGGTCACGGCCGCGTCGATAATCGGGCGCGGCAGGGTGCCGCCCACGTCCGTCATCGCTTCCAGTTGCGCGGCGTCGATCGGATCGAGCTCCAGCGGCTGCACTGGCTTGCCGGCGTCCGCCAGGGCGGCGATCGTCTGGCGGGCCTTGCTCTCGCGGAAAGCCGTGTTTTCCTCTTTCAGTTGGCCGACCTTCGCATCGTGGTGCGATCCGCGTTCGACCATGTGCGCCATGTCGGCGGCGCCGGCGGCGTGCAGCGCGTCCCACATCGCCTGGATGCGCGGCGCGAACGGCGTGTCGCGCCATGCCGCATCGGCCGGTGGCTGCGGCACCTTCGGCGGCGGCGGCGCCTTGCGGCCGTTCTTGACGTAGGCCTTGAACGCTTCCATCAACGGCGCACGCTGCCCGGTCGGCACCTTGGCCTTGTTCAGGGCTTTCCAGAACTCGGTCGCGTCCTTGGACTGCTGCGCGAGCGGCAGGATGTCCGGCGGCAGGGCCGGCGCGTCAGCCGGCTTGGCCTTCGTCTGCTGGGCCAGTGCCGGCGCGCGCTCGGGCACTGCGTCGACCAGCTCGTTCGGCGCGGCATACACCTGGTCGGGCTGGGTAAAAGCAGTGGCCAGGTCGCCATGCCGGGTCGCGTGCTCGATTTCCTCGGGCGTGGGCGCGATGTTCCGGTAGCCCTCGCGGCGCAGCCGGTCGGAGAACGCGCGCAGCTTACCCGCAGCGGTTGCCTCGCCGCGCTCGGTCAGCACCTGGTCGAGTAGGTCCATGCGCGCGTTACGCGATTGCATCGCCTGGCGCGCGTCGAGGCGGTCGTGGATCGCGTCGAGTTCGGCCTGGCGCTTTTCCCGTTCCGCCTGCAGGTACGCTTGCTGCTCGGCAGCGGCCTGGTCGCGGGCCTGCAGTCCCAGTCGTCCGGCGCGGTTCAACAGATCGTCCTGCGCGTTGCGTTCCGCCTGGCGTTGCTGTTCGGTGGCGGTGCGCTGCGCCTCGGCGGCGCCCGCGGCTTGGGCCGCCTCGATGTCCGCCATTGCTTCGTGCTGGCGGGCACGCTCCTGTTCGGCCAGGCCTGCGGCCTCCGCATTCTGGTCGGCCATCGGGTCGACCGGCGGCGTCATCGGGAAGTCGATGCCGTTGTCGTATTGCGGCGAACCGCGCTCCTGCACAGGGTTAATGGGAGGACGGTGGACAGCCCCACGCATCCCTACGTCCGACTGGAAATCGACCGTATTGCCATCCTGCGGCGTCAGCGACAGTTCCGGCGCAGCCGGCGCGGGAGCCGGCGGAACGGGAACGTGCTCGTACGGTACGGCGCCGACTTGGCGGGTGGTTTGCTCCTGCTGCCAGGCGCGCATGTCGGCGGCATGTTTGGCGCGCTCCAGCGTCCCGGCATTGGGCGGCAGGACCGGGGCCGGCGGCATGGCACGAGTTCCCGGTGCAGTTGCGGTCGGCGGACTGGCCGGGGGCGCAGCCGGCGCGGTCTGGCGCGGTGGCGTAGTGAGTGCCGGCCTTTGCTGCTCGCCCTGCGGGCCATGCACAGCGCCGCCGGCGAAGCCCATGGCGGCGCCGCCGACCGCACCCTGCGCGGCGGCGTCGATCGACTGCTTCATCGTGTCGGCGCTGAGCGGATCGTGGCCCTTGCCGTATTCCTCGATCATGGTCTGCCCGAACTCGGTGCCGCCCTCGATCGGCGCCGACGCCGCTGCATCCAGCGCGCCGCGCGCGATCCGGCCCTTGACGCCAGCCATTTTCGGGGCGTTCCTGAAGAACGGCGATCGACCCAGCATGATGTCGACGCCGAGCTTGTCGCCCACGAATTCGAGCCCGCCGGCGGCCAGGGTCGCGCCGAACGCGCGCGCCAGGTCCTCACCGCTCAGGGTGCGGTTATTCTTGGCGGCATCGCTCACCAGATCGCCGTAGATTTCGCCGCCTTCCATACCCAGCGCGCTCGCGCCGATCGCCGCGGTCTGGCCCAGCTTGGCAGCGACGTTGGCGGTCGCCACCTTGGTCAAGGCGTCGGCACCGAGCTGGGCGCCTTCGCGGGTCGCGGCGATGCGCGCGGCTTCCTTCTGCACCATGCCGCTGGCCAGCTTTTCGGCCGCCATTTTCAGCCCGGCCTTGCCCACCACGGAGCCCAGGCCGGCGGTCGCCAGCATCTGCACACCCTGGCCGCCGGCGTAGCCGATGCTATAGGCCAGCCAGTCGCCCAGCGCACCGAGATCGCCCTTGGATGCCTGTTCGTAGGCGTAGGTGAACGAGTCGGATGGCTTGCTGTCCTTCTGGATCTGGTCGCTCCAGGCCTGGTAGCCCTGCAGGCCGGCGTTCTTGACGCCCGTGGCGATGCCACCTTCGCCCATCAGGTTCTCGGCAGTCGCGCCGGCGCCGGCCAGCAATCCGTAGCCGAGCTGCGGGAGCTGCTTGAATGCCGTCTTGGCGCCGCGGACGAAATTGCCGTCCTGCTCGCCCGGCGGGACCGGCTGCTTGGCGGCCAGGCCGGCGGCAAGGATGGCCGCATACGGATCGGCCGGTGCCGGTTGGCTGGGCTGGGCGGCTGCGGACGCGCCGCGCAAGCCGGCGACGGCGCGGGCCGAGGCCTGCACTTTGGCGGCGTAGTTCGGGTCTTCGGCATAGCCGCCTGCCTGCAGCCCCAGAGCGAAGCGGGCGGCATCACTGCCCGAGTTGATCGCGCCGGGGTACTTGCGCGCGATCAGGTCGACGTAGTGGTTGGCGAAATCGTCGGCGCTGGCAAACTGCCGGTAGCGATCAGTGCTGCCGGTCTGGTTGTCCCGCGCCGCCACGCCGCCACCCGAGAAATCCTTGATATTGCCGAGGTTGTTGGTGCCAGGGATGACCGACTTGCCCCAGCCGGTTTCCAGTCCCCATTGCCCGAGCAGGATAGCCGGGTCAACGCCCAGGCGAGCGCCGGCGCGTGCCGCGGCCGGGCCGAACTGCGCGGCAAAGGCCGCGGGGCTGGCGACAGTGCTGTCGCTGCCGGTGGCGTCCGGGTCGACATCCGGCGGCGGGTTCTGTCCGTCAGCCTGGCGCAGGTAGGTATTGAGCAGGTCGAGTGCGGCCATCAGTGGTCCTTATCCTCGTTATTTGGTCATCAGGTGGGCATTGGCGCCGTAATGTTTCTGGAGTTCGGCAATACGGGCGTTCAGCGCGTTGCCCAGCTCGATCACGCGCGGCGTGTTCTTCGGGTCATGCGGGTTGAGGGCGTTCAGGCGCTCGTAGAGGGAGCTGATTTCCGGGTCCCTGCGCACGTCCACCAGCGGATAGTGGGCGCCGGGCTCGGTGACGATTCGGTGGAAGGCGAGCACACTCGGCCCGGCCGGCGCGGCTGCCGGTTGGCTCGACGGCGCTGATGGCGACGGTGTGGCTGCGCTCGCCCCCGTCGCTTGCGCCGCCGGCGCGGACTGTGCCGGCGTTGTCTCGGCGGGCTTGTAGGCACCCAGGCTGACGGCGCGACGCGCATCACGCACGGCTTTCAGCTGGGCATTCGAGAGCATGCCCGCATCGATCTTGTCCTGGAACCAGTCGAGCGCCTTGTAGGCGTCGGCGCGCGGCGTCGTCGGTTTCAGCGCAGCCAGGTACTTGTCGAAATTGGCTGCAACGTCCTGCGCGCGCGCGTCCATCGCCTGCGCGCGGCGGCTGTTTTGCTGGCCGCCGCCCACGGTGGCATTCCAGTTCGCCATCCGGCGGTCACGCTCGGCCACCTGGTCCGAGGTGAGCAGCTTGCGCGGTTCTTCTGGCGGCACACCAGCGCCGGGCGCTTTGGCCTGCCCGCCAGGTGCGGCGGCACCGGCCGGCGCACCTGGCGCCGCCGGCGCCGCTGGCCCGGTCCCTTGGCGCATCTGCGCATCGGCCGCGGCGACGCGGGTATTGAACGACTGCAGGAACTTGGCCGGGTCGACCTGCCCAGTCTTCGGGTCGGTGGCGTCCTTGATCGACTCGCTGCGCAGTCCGGTCATTACCTGGTAGGCCTTGTCCGGGTCGCCCAGGCGCAGCATCATGTTGCCGTACAGCGCCTTCGCCGCCGGCATTTCCACGTTCTTGCCATCCTCGCCGGCATAGCTGTACAGGTGCTGGTTCAGCTCGAGCGTGTCCTTGAATACCTTGTCGTCCAGCTTGGCCCCTCGGCCAGAGCCCTTGGCTGCGATTTCCAGCGCCTTCAGATATTCCCCGCGGCGATTGTGCTCGGCTTGCTCCTTGCGGTAGCTTTCCATCGTTTCGGCCTGTTTCAAGGCCGCATCGGCATGCGTCTGCTGCGACTTGGCCGTCGCCGCCCTGATTTGGCGATCGGCGGCCTTGTCCAACAGCCCGAGCTGGGTTTCCAGGCTCATCGCCTTATAGCGATCGGCCGTGGTGTCGATCACCACGCGCGAGCCGTCCTGGTTGGCGATCGTCACCAGCTTGGTCGGCATCTTCGAGCCGTCCGGCAGGGTCGTGGTGGCGTCCTGCGCGCCGATGAAGCGCGCGCCGTTATAGATGCCGTTGTTGTTATAGGCGTCGATCCCGCCCTGGTAGTCACCGCGCGCGAACGCCTCGAGCGCCTGGCTCACGCCTTCGGCGCGCATTTTGTTGAGGAAGCCCCGGGCTTGGGCGTATGCCTGCGGATTGACGTCGCCGCGGCGTGCGGCAGCGTCGAGAACGTAACGCTGCATGTCGAGGATGTTCCCGAGCGATCGCGGCTTGGGGATACCGCTCGGCGCGGTCAGACCGGGGACGTCGCCGGCAGGCGTGGCGGCCGGCGACGTCGCTGGTTGCGCTGGCCTGTCCAGCGACGCCGCCTGGTCGGTATGCAGTTGCTGGGCATAGGCGGTCGCCGCGGCCGGGGTCTGGAAGATGCCGAGGTGGCGGCCGGTCTTGCGGTAGGTGTCGATCGCTTCCTGGTTCGACATGATCCGGCCGTCGTCGCTGACGGTCGGGATCAGGACCTCGCCCTGGTCGGTGCCGATCGACATCGAGCGCACCGTGCTGATCGAGCCGTCCGGGTTGGTGACGCGCGGACGGTTGGCCAGGTCAATCGTGCCGGGCGCGATTTGCCCGGCCGGCGCCTTCGCGGTGACATTGTCCGCCACCACCGGCTGCGACGGCGCCCCGGCCAGGTCAGCATCCAGCGGCGTCGTTTGGAGATCCGCGGCCTTGACCATCGGCGTGATCCCGCTGGACGGATCAGGCACCGGGAGGGTTTGCACGCCTTCATCGCTCGGCGCTGCCGGCGCCGCGGCGCTCGAGGGCGTGGGCACGCTTGCAGTGCTGGCCGTGGTTGCTGCCGGCGTTCCCGTTGCAGCGGGAACGCTCCCGTCATCGCCAAACGGGTGCTGTTCTCTGTAAGCGGCGGCGTCGCTCTTGGCGTTGTTGCGGATGCGATCAGCCTCGCTCCACTCGTAACGCTGGCGGTTGCGTTCTTCGTCCTGGAAGGCGCGCTGCTTGGCCAGATCCGCGTCGGCGGCGGCGCGGCGCGCGTCCTCGGCCTGCTGCCGCACCTCGTCCTTGTATGCCTGGTAGCCGGCGGCGGCGCCGACCCAATTGATTCCGAGACCCATATCGTGCTCCGTTCGGTGCGGGTTGTTCAGGTGCCCAGGCTTTCGCCACTCGGCAGGGTCCAGCCGTCGTTGCCGCCGCTATACATATTTGCGGACGTCATGCCGTTACCAGGCGACGACGAGAACTTGCTCCAGTCAACTTTCGACAGGCCGCCAATCACGGCGCCCGTTAGCTGGCCGGCGGCAGCGCCCTGCGCATTGGCCATCTGCATCTGTCCTGCGGCCAGCGCGTTGGCGTTGCTGGCCGCATTGGCGAACCCGGTCGAGGCGTTCGTAACCAGCCCTTTGCCGAGGCCCAGCATGTCGAGCTGGCGGGCATAGGAGGTGTCCTTGACCTGTTTTCTCGCCGTGTTCTGCGCGGTCGCCCCCATGGCGGCGCCGGACAGGGCCAGGTTCGTCTGCGCCGCCTGGGCGGCGGCCGACGACGGATCGTAGCCAACCGTGCGGCTCAAGCGGTCCTGCGCCTTGCCGATCTCGCTGGAAACGCTTGCCTGCGCCTCGGCGGCGGCGGCGTTGCGCGCTTCGGGCGAGTCGTACTTCTTGACGTCGGCCAGCATCTGCGTTTCGAGTGGCTGATACAGGCTCTTGTACTGGTCCCACTGGTCCTGCGCGATCCGGCCCTGCCAGGCGTTCGCCTCGATCGCGGCCCGTTGCGCGTCGGCCGCCTTGCCGGCCGCCTTGTTCGAGGCGATCCCGCCGACCACGGCCGAACCGACCGCTGCTGCTGCTGCCCATGGCATATCAGTTCTCCTTGATCAGTTCGTGATCAATCTTGTCGGCGTCCAGTTCCTCCGTCGCGTGGACGCAGAACCAGACGACGTCGGTCAATGCCTCGATCCGATGCACCTGGCCGGCGCGGATCACGATGCACTCCGGCCCTGTGTAGTCGGTCGCCACGCCGTCGACCGTCACCCGGGCCTGCCCGCGAGCGAGGATGCTCAGGTGGTCGAAGGTGTGCCGGTGCGTGTCGGCGTAATGCCCAGCCGGTAACGCCATGTGGCGCGCGTACTCGCGGCCGGAAAAGTAATGCTTGATGTGCAGGTCAATCACCCTTGAGCCTCCGGTATAGGTCCGTCTTGATGCAGACGATCAGGGCCAGCCGGTCCTCGCTCGCGCCGTTGACGACGCCATGCGGCACGCTGTTGTCGAACCAAAAGCAATCGCCCGGCTGCGCGACGATGTCGCCACTGGGGAAGCGGAACAGGGCGCCGGGGCCGTTCTGCACGGCGATGTAGAACTTGTCGTAGTAGCCCGCGTGCCAGCCGCGGTCGACGTGCAAAGCGATTTCGCCACCTGGCGGCAGCTTGGTGATCAAGACACCACCCAGGCGCTCGCCGCGCACCAGGGTCATCAGCGGGAACAGGATCGCGTCGAGTTCCGGCAGCTCGGCATAGGCCGGATACCAGACCGGATCGTGTTCATCGTTGAAGTGCGGCCCCAGGTTGTCGATGTGGTTGTAACGCACCCAGATATCCGTCATCGCCGCGTGCGGCGAGCCGTAGGCGGCAGCGCGTGCGCCGTGCTGGCCGAACAGGTGCGACTTGGCCAGGAGCGCCGCGCGCAGTGGCGCCACGTCGATCCCCTGCACGATATGAAGGAAATGGCGCCGTGACGATTCACGGTCCGGCGGAAGCTGCACGCGCATCCTCGGCATGGTGGTTGTAATCCCGAAATTGTAGGGATGCATACCACAGCCAAAAATGCTTTTTGAAATGTGAGTATCCGCCAGTGTATCCTTTCATTTTTGAGGAACATTTCATGAGCGAAATAGAACACGTTGACGCTCAGGTGCTGGCGATAAGTGAATTGCTCGATTCGCTGTGCGAACGCATGCTGTCGGCCGCCGAAAATGGCGAAGTATCGGCACAAGGCGTTATCTTTGCCGCCGGCGCCGCCATCAAGGGCTTCTATCTGACGGCGCAGATAGTTGAGGGCTGGAGCGACGAGCAGTTGAAAGAAGTTGTCTCAAAGGTGCTGGCCGACGCGTTTGCGTTTGATATCAAGCCGATGGTGGCCGCGCCGAGGACGCATTGAATAAAGAAATGAGCACTGAAATGACTAATCCAACCGCCCGCGCGATCGCCTCGTGCGCTGCCAGTGCCGCTTGCGGCGCGATCGGCTGGGCTCAGCCCATGGCCTCGTTTTTCGCCATTGTTGGCGTGATTGTGTCGGTAAGCCTGATCTGGAAAAACGCATGACTACACCCGTTGCTAAAGCAGTTGCCATCAGCATGTTGCGGCCGGCGCTTTTGATGCGGCTGCAGTTCATCGAGTGCATGCTGTTCCACTACGACCGCATCAACCGCGGCGTGGTGGCCGACTATTTCGGGATGTCGATCCCGCAGGCCAGCGCCGACATCAACCAGTACCTTACACTGGCGCCGGGCAATGCCGAGTACGACAAGTCGGCCCGTGCGTATCGGAAGTCCGCGACGTTCGAGCGGGTGTGGCTATGACAACGTACACGAAAGGCCAGACCGTGCGGCTGGACTACCATGGCCAGTCGATCGAGGCGACGGTGCTCCTGGCATCGGGCAACAGCCGCAGCCTCATGCTCACCTTCGCCGGCGCGCTGCGCACGCCCAGCGGCGGCATGATGATCGGGAGTATCCCGCTGCTGCTCGATGACACCGGCGTGTACCGCGACCTGGCCGAGAGCGAACCGACCACGCTGACGCCGGTGGAGCAGGCATGAGCCGCGTTGTCTACGGCGCCCCGGCGCGGCGCAAGCGCGATGAGTCGGCAGATATCTGCCCCACTCACAAAATCGGCGTGCATGTGACCACCGACTTCAGCGGGCGCGTGACGCGTCACGTAATTACCGGGCGTTGCGCCGTGCCCAACTCCCAGTCGGGCATCCTGCTGCGCGTCGATCCGTCCGTCCCCAAGTCGAGCGGACTGAACGCATGGATCGACGCCGCCTGGTTCACGCCGGTCGACGGAGCAGGGCAGGACAGTCCGCCTTGACCAACATCCTCGTCTTTGATCGACGTTAGAACGCGCCGCTATCCTGTCCGCTTTCAACGACGGGATTCCTGCCATGATGAGCCAGGCGCGCTTTAACTCGGTCTACAGCGGGTTGACCGCGATCGCCAAGAAAGTCTATGAGGCGGTGCCGATCGCGGAAACCTGGAGCATCCCCCAGATCATCGGGGAACTGGAGCGCACCGGGTTCCGGCACGAATACCGTTCCGTGGCCGGCTGCCTGGCTACCCTGCTCAATGCCGGCCTGGTGCAAGAGACCAGTAAGGGGAAGTTCTGCCGCGAACCGATCCGCGAAAAGACCATTGCACCGAAGGAGGAAGCCATGAAAGCCGCCCCAGTCCCGGCCGTCGCCGTCTCTCCCGCTCCCGCCGTACGGGCTGCCGTTGCCGTGCCGGCGCCGCAGAAATCCCCGATCGACCGCTTGGGCGAGCTGGCCGCACGCGTCGCCGCGATGGCCGGGAGCTTGAAGGAACTGGCATCGGACATCAGCGACGCCGCGATCGACGTGGAAGCACAGGTCGAACAGAACGAGGCGGCGATGGCGAAGGTGAAGCAGTTGCAGTCGATCCTGAAATCGCTCGGAGAACCCTGATTCGTGGCTTTGACATTGCACCACGACAGGCAGAAACTGGACCTGTCTCTTTCAGGACATCCCTAGTTTTGGACTTGTGCCCGGCGATAGCAGAGCGCCGGGCTTTTTTTTACCCGGCCGCCGGCATGAGCAGCATGCCCCAGCCCCCGAGGGAATAGCTGCCGCTGCCGTTGTTGCCGAAGTGGATGGTCAATGCATGGTCGCCGGCCTCGAGCCGGAAGGTGGCCGCCGCGGCGCGCGAGTACCAGTATCCCCCCATCGCCTTATCGGATTGCGACAACAGGACCACGCCAGGCCCACCATGGATCTCCACGCGCGTCGTACTATCGGAGCCTCCGCCCACCGTATAGTCCACGTTCACATAGAAGCTGGTCGCCCGGTCGAGGGTGAGGTGGATCGTCCCCATCGGGTCCGACAGCGAGCCCGGCCCGAAGGGTCCTCCGCCGGCTCCATTCATGTAGCGCGCCAAGAGCTGCGGTGCGATCGGGGTTTCGCTGCTGGCACTGGTGCGCGTCGCCTCGAGCGCCTGGCGGGTCGTGATGAATGCCTCGTTTCCAAGGCCAGCAAGGTTGTTACGGACGTTGTGCGTCGAGACCAGGGCGAGCAGCACGTCGCGCACATGGGAGTCATCGATCGCGGCAAGTGCCCCTAGTGGAATGCCTGGAATCGGCTTGGATGACTGGTCGGTGGGCATGGATTAAATCCGGCTGAGATTCATTCGCCTTCGGGTTGGGGTTTTCGTGGCCGCATGGCTACGCGGCTTCGGACACCTCGGCGTGATCTGGCTGCGATCCGGCGCTGAACAGGTCCATCTGCGGGCTTGGCACCGAAGCCTGCTCGCGCGCGACGCGCACGCGCTTCTGCTCGTAGGCGACGCGAACGACGGCGATCTGCAAATACTCGGCGGATAGCTCGGACCCGATGAAGCGCATGCCCTCGCGTGCGCAGGCCTTGCCGGTCGAACCGCTACCCATGAAGGGGTCATACACGACACCGCCGGGCGGCGTCACCAGGCGCACCAGGTAGGCCATCAGGTCGGTCGGCTTGACGGTCGGGTGGAAGTTCTGGCTGCTCTTGTCGGTGCCTTCGGCCTGGAACGATCCGGGGTTTTGCGTCCCGCTCGACCACAGGAGCGGTTTTTTTTCCATCGCTTCGCAGCCCTCGTTACGGTCCTTGCGGGTCGCTTTCGGGCAGTAGAAGAAGCGCGCGGCGCTGCCCTTGTCGCTATGGAAGGTGCTGCCTTGCTCGTCAATGTTGCCGGCAAAGGCGCCGTAGCTGTTGCGGAACTTGTCGCCGTTGCGCTTGTGGACCGGCGCCGCCGCGCCGGCCTGGGCCGGGAACAGGGCGACCACCTCGGGCGAGCCGTCGTGGATCAGGTTGGCGGGCCAGCGGCCGAGCATCGTATCCTCAACGGCACGGCTGCCGCCTAAGCCGGCCGCGTAAGTGTTGTTTTCGAGCCTGCGGTCGCCCTCGCGCGCTGGTCGCGGCGTATCGGTCGTCACCCGGCACCCGTCGATATTCAGCGCCCCGGTGCCGTGCGCCAGGACGTTTGCGGCCACAGTGCCTTGCAGGGGCTTGCGGGCGACACAGATCGGCTCGTGCGCGGGTTTCAGGGCGGTGCCCCAGCCGTCCCACTGGCGCGCGGCGTCGGTGGCACCACCGACACGCAGCACGCCGCTGTGCCCGACGCCGTAAACTGTCCCGTCGTCACGGCGGTCAGCTGTTACGCCGATGACGCGGCGCTCATCGGCGCTGTATCCGAGCAGGTCGGCCAGTTTGGCGCGGTAGTCCTCACTCGGCACGATGAACTCGACTGATGCTCCAGTGGCACGCGCACGACCTTCTTCCCAGTCGCGGACGCTCGAAACGGTGCAGTCGACGTGCTTCGCCACCTGCTCTCGTGACAGGCCAACCGCTTCGCGCTTCCTCCTAAGAATGGTGGCTTGGTCGGCAGGCGACAAGCCACCTGCCTTGTCGATCGCCTTGCTGACGTCTAAGGATTTTGGGAAACCCGAGCCGTAGACCCACATGATCTGATCGCGGATCTCGAAACCGGCATCCTCGATCGCACACGTCATGCGGTGGTAGGTGCGTGAACCCGAAAACGCCAGCATGTGCCCGCCCGGTTTCAGCACGCGCAGCGCCTCGCGCGCCCAGGTTTCGCACCAGGCTTGGAAGCCCTGCATTTTTGCGGCCAGGTCGCCGCCGTAGCCGGCACTCATGCCGTAGCGTACAAAATTGTTATGCCTGGACTCGCTGCCGGTGTAATTCTCGTCGCCGGGCTGGCGAACGTCCCCCTTCCAAGGCGCGTCCCACTCTTTACCCATGAACTCCAGCCCATACGGCGGGTCCGTCACGATCGCGTCGACGCTGTTATCCGGCATGGAGCGCATCACCTCGATGCAATCACCGTGAAATAGGGTCGCGTCGCCAACGGTTATTGGGGTCATATGCTGTCCGAAAGTTGACTCACAAAGGTGAGGATCATCACGATTGTAAGAACGGACTCGACCACGATCAAATCCTTACATGGTCTTCATGTCCTGCGCGCTCTCGGCCACGCGCAGCTCGCGGAAAGTGCCGGTGCCGCGGATCGAAATCTGCCAGCGGTCGGACAGGAAACCATCTGGCAGGCGGAACGTGGTCGTGCCGCTCAGGCCTGTCTGCTGGTGGCGCAGGACGCCGTCAGCGTAGAAGCTGACCTCCCAGTTGCCGCTGCACACGGCCTGCGCCACGCTGTAATTGCACGGACCGGGCAGAACGTAGGTCGGGCTGGTCCAGGTGGCCTCGAGCTGCGGGCCGGCGGCGACGCGCAGCAGGCTGGACCCGTTGACGATGAAGCACTGGTCCGCGACCGGCGAGACGAACGAGCACTGCGCCACCAGGTTCGGCAGCTCGGTCATCGCGCCGCGCGCTTCGTCCAGGCCGATCATGAACGGGGTAAAGGCGTTGGCGGACGAATAGACGATCAGGCGACCGTCCCACACCGCGAAGCGCATCGTGGACAGACCGGCCGCATAGCGTGCGCGCCACACGTCGCGCGTGAAATAGGCGTCCGAGAACGCCATGGTCGGCAGGCCACCGTCGAAGGCCACGATGCCGTCATGCGAGGCATAGACGATCTGCCCGCCCAGGTCCGCCAGCGCCCATTTCGACGCGCCGGCCTGCTGGATGTTCAGCACGGAGGTCGTCATCGAGTCCGGCGAGACGCCCGCAACCATATAGGGTTTGCCAGTGGTCGTGATCAGGGTGGACGCGCCGACCGTGATCGCGCCGACCACCTGGTAGTCGCCAAACGTCAGCACGTACTGCGGCGGCCACGACCACGGCCGGTAGGCGTCGCTGAAATGCAACTCGTTACCCTTCCAGGCCATGAGGATGCCGTTCGGGAGCTGGGTCAGCCCCACCAGGGCGGGGTCGGGCGGGTAGTAGTTCATCGACGCCAGCGACTCATTCAGTTCCGCCGCCGGGGTGGCGTCGTTGAAGGTCAGGTGCCCGGCCGCCGCGCCCAGCACGTCGATCCTGCCGGCGTAGAAGTATTCCGCGATGTTCCCGCTGTCCGGCGTGCGGTAGATCCGCAGCTCCTTGATCGGCACATAGTCGTCGCCCGGCGGCAGGTAGTCGATGCCGATGTCCACGGCGCCGAGTGGGAAGGTGAACATGGTCGGCGGCGACGGCGGGCCTTCCTCGCCGTAGGTGTTGACCATGGTGTACACATAGGCGCGCGTCACGTCGGCCGGCGGGTCGGCCTCGGGCAACGCTTCGCCCTCGACCTGGACCGGCAGGACCATGATCGACCAGTTGCCGAGATACCACCATCCTTTTATCCAGTCGTTACCGAACTTCAGCTGAAACATATGATCGCCGGCGTCCAGCGTGACGTAGCCGCTCGCCGTGCGCGACTCGATGAAGCCGGCCCGGCCGGATTCCGAGTGGGCGAGGGCGACGCTGCCATCCGCCGTGACCTCCATGCGCACGTTGAAGTTGTCGCCGGGGTTATAGGACTCCGACTGCCATGTCACCAGGATGGCCACGCTCCCCGCGGCCGGCAGGGTAATGTTGACCGTCGCAATCACCGACCCCATTCCCGCGCCGGCGTGGTACTCGAAGCCGGACGTATCGCGGCCGGTCAGGCAGATCGGCAGCATGCCGGCGTTGGTCGCGGCGTTGGCGGCGGCGCCGCTGCCACCGCTGGCGACAGACACCGTTGGCGCGCTCGTTGGCTTGGGCACGCCGACCCGGTAACTGGTGGCCGGCTGGCCGCCGGCAGGGCTCATGCCTTCTCGTGACGCGACACGAAAATCCGTGGGGGTGGTGTAGTACAGCCGGTTGAACGCGTCGTTGGCCATGGGCGAGCGAGCGGCGTCGACATCGATCGGCCAGGAGAAGAAGGATTCGCCATCGTCCGTGTACACGCTGGCGGCGTTGGCGGCCAGTGCGATTTCGGGCAGGTTGGCGGCGGCGCTGCGCAGCTCGCCATAGGCAAAATCGCAGTGGTAGGCGGTCGACGCGTTCGCCTTGGGCAGCAAGGTGTCCGGCAGGCGCGGGACAAGACCCTTGAAGTGGGTCAGCTTGATCGGGTTCGGCATGGGTGAGCTCCGGGCGGGATCACTTGGTCGGCTGGGTGGCGGCCGGGCTGCGGCCGTAGGCGTGCATCACGCGTGCAAGGCCTGGCTTGCACTCCCTGAACTCCGGGCACAGCCCGTTGCGGTAGACGCACTCGGGGACCATGAACGGCGCCAGGTCCGGGTCGACATCGAGCATGGCCTTGCGCACGCGCCGCCACACCGCCACCGTCTTGCCGGAAGCGGCGTAGCACAGGCGCTTGCGGCTGACGGTGATGATTGCCTGCGCGTTGATCAACATGCCGTGGTTGACCGGCGTGTTGCGCGTCACCTGGTCGTCGCCGGCGCCGCCGCGGTCGTCGCGCATCGACTGGACGAAATGCTCGACGCCATGCTTGTGCCGGACCAGGTGGACCGACACGAAAGAGGGGATCGCGGCCAGCTCGATCCAGAACAGGCGCGCACGGACGGGGCTGTGCTCGGTGCGATACCAGGCCTTGAGCGGTGCCTTTACCGGCTGGCCGTGCGTGGTCATCTGGGCCGCGCGCTGGACGATGGCGAGGTCCGTCAGCGGCTGGATCAGGATGGTTTTGTTGATTGATCGAATCGTGTTCCGGTCCGGCTCTGGTCTGCTATATCGTTCGGGCATATATGCGCGAGGAGTGATGAATACACGACAATGGATGAGATCGAAGGAGGCGCTGTTCCGAAGCGTCAACTTCGAGAAGCTGGTGGGCGTGTACCTGGAGGCGGTGCATTCCGCGACAACAAGGCGCGATCGGCACGCGGCAGCGGGGCAATTTGGCGGTTTTCTGCGCCGGCTTCGTGCGGAAATTCGCCTCTCGCTAACGCGAGACCTGCTGGATGAACTGGCGATCGAGCCGACGCAACATGTCGCCTTTTATGTCATGAGCACGGCATTTTCCCTGACCGCGCGGACAGCAGACCTCGACAAATTCGCCAAGCCAGGGCGAGACGCCAGTGAAAAGCACATGCATGCGGCCCGGCATGCCGTGTTCAGCCAGCCGCAGACGGTGCGGCGCTACGGCGTTCTCTACGAGTGGTATTGCAAGCGCCTCGCATTTCACTTGGCGAGGATAAAAAACAGTTCAAGCATATAAGCTTGAACAATTGCAGCATGCTCCGAACCCCTTCAAGAGAATTAAAAATGTTCGGGCATATAAGCTTGAACAATGCAGCGTCGCCAAAACCCAATGCTAGAGCTAGAATCACGGCCTGGAGTGGAGCAAGGCAATGAGCAATGAACAGGTGCGGCTGAGTCCGCAAGATGAATTACTGATCGACTGGCTGGCCGATCAACCGGACCAGTATTTCCAGATCGAGGTCAAAGGGGAGGCCGGCATCTGCTGCCTGCATCCCTTCATGTACACCTGGGCGATCCTGGCCGACTTGAACAACACCGGCTATGAAGATCGCTGGTGTTACGCCGACTACGAGAAGGCCAAGGCGGCGTATGACGCATGGGACGGGAACGGTGAACCAGGTGGTTGGCACCGGCATCCCGGGAGCGGAAGGCGGCGCCCTAACGGTGACGCGTCACAAGAATTCATCATGCGCTGACTAAGGCCCGGCCGCTTTCGCCGCGGCGTCGTATGCCGCAATGCACGCGTTCAGTCGGATGATGGCGTCGTCGCCGGTTCCGGTGAGTTGGACAAGGCGGCCGGCAGCCGCTGGGTCAAGTTCGGCTGCAGGGGCGGGTTGCGGATCCAGTCCGGCAGCGGCGGGATCTTGACCCGTGCCGGCTGGACGACCACCGGGGCAGGTGGCGGCGACTGGCAGGCGGACACGCCCAGCAGCAAGGGCAGACTGCAAAGCAGCAACGCGCGTTTGCTGGTCATAGAGTTCCTTTCCTCGGTCGGCAAGTTGGAGCAGGGCGGCGTCGAGCGCAGCCTGGCGGTCAGCCACCTTCGCATTGGCGGCAGTGAGCGCCGCGCTGGCAACGCGGGCGCGTTCAGCGTCCGCCTGCGCGTGGCGCGCCGCTTCCTCCTTGCGGCCCATGTCGATTAGTTGCAGACGGTAGCCGAGCAGCGCGCCCATCACCGCCATGGCGACCAGGCCGCCGGCCAGCGCGCGCCAGGCGGGCGGAACGAGGTCACTCAGTTTCATCGTCCGGGCTCCCCAAGGGCGAATGAGCCAGGTCCCACAATGCCCAGAAAATGACGACGGCGGTGATGGCGCCGAATCCGAACAGGTATGGCATGGCGATCCCCCTTATTTGTCGGCCAGGCTGGTCGAGGTGCGAAAGCGCAGCAGAATGTTGGCCAGCACGACCACCAGGCCAACGACCTTGTACGTTGTGGGAGACAGGTACTCGCCCAGTTGCGGCAAGCTGTCCTTGGCGTATTCCACGACCGGCAGCGCGGCCAGCATCAGGCCGTTGAACCAGATCGTCAGCGACCTGCGCATCCCCTTCATCTTCACTGTCAGCATCATGCAATGCTCCCCCCTGCCCGCTGGTAGGCCGCCACCAGGTCGGCCATCCGGTTTTCGCGTTGCTTGTAGCCGGCGCCAGGGAATGACGCCCAGCGGCTGCGGCATTTCGTGATCGCTTGCTGGATGCGGCCGGCGCACACGTCCTCGTAGGCGCCGCACTCACGGATCAGGCAAATCGCCCACTTGTCCTGGGAATCCTTGCCGAAGTCCGGCAAGTGCAGCTCGTCGCGGTAGTGGTGCCAGTACCGGCCCATGAACTGATAGCGCCCGGCCGCGTCCGAATCAAGCGCGTCGCAGCGCCGGCGTGGGTGCTCGGCGTAGCTGTCGAACAGGATCGGCTTGCTCGGGGTCGAGCCCACGCACACGTCGTAGCCGTTGTCGCTGGCGTTCAGCAGGCGCGGCCCGAGTTCGGACCAGGCGATCATGTCGAGGAAGGCTTTGATATTCGCCAGCCGGTTCATGTCAGCCTCCGAAGAAGCCCCGCACCGCCGCCCACAGTCCCAGCAGGGCGGTGAAGAAGCCGGCGATCCAGGACAGCGGCTTGAGCACCTTGCCCGTCATTTCGATGGTACGCATCGCGCCGGTCCAGCTATTCATCAGTTCCACAAGGCCAGCCGTCGACGCCTCGACGCGCTTGGTGGCGTCAGCCTGCAGGTCGATCTTGCACTCGATCGCGTCCATGCGCGACGCCTGTGCGGCGAACCGCTCGCCGGCATACTCGCGCAGCACGCCAGCGATCTTGGTTTCGATCGCGCTACTGAGCTCGTTATCCCCATTGATCAACGCCGCCACCTGGGCGACGGTGGGCGCACAGCGTTTGGTGCAGGCGACATCGGCGCACAGCATCGTGCCAAGGCCTGCGCCTTCAGGTTCCAGGTTCGGCTGCAACTGGATGGGTCGAGAATTCGGCATCGTTGCTCCTATGTGGATAGTGCGGTTACTTGAATCGGCCCGGACGGCGCATCAGGTACTTGAATGGCGGCGGCTGCGGCGTGATGACGCAATCGCATGCATGGCCACCGCCCGGCGGATTCCCCGGACCGCCGCCCTGCCCTGGAAAATTAAAGCTGACCACTTCGAGCGTGATGCCTTCAAGGAGCGCCGGATTATTCACCAGGGGATCGCGCCCGAGGCCACTGCGGCTGACGACTTCGACGCCGACCTGGCTGGCCCGCACTGCGGGAACCGCCGTGCTCAGCGCCTCGACGCTCAGGGTCTGCAGGATGGCCGGTGTGCCGGACGGCAGCGGGGTCGCGCCGAGGTCGCTGCGGCTGATCACCTCGACCGCCACCTGCGACGCCCTTGCGCCAGGGGCCGCTGGCTTGCTGATCGTTTCGGCAGTAAAAGTCTGGAGCACCGCCGGGTTGCCGACCAGTGGCGCGGCACTGGCCCCGGTAACGCTGGCGACCTCGATGATGCATTGGGCGGTGCGCGCCCCTGGGCTGCGCGGAGCAACTACCTCGAGCGCAACCTGGTAGCTGCGGGCCTTGGTCACGGCTTAGGCGGCCACCACGATGCCGAATTCCGCGCCGTTGATGCCTGCCTGGGTCCAGCTCGTGCCCGTGGCGGGGTCGCGTTCGTGGATGGTGGAGTAGAACTTGCGGTCGGTCGACAACGGGATCGCGGCCGAATATTCTTCGCTGATGCCGGACTTGACCATGTGGCCGATGGAGCGCGCGCCGGCGTCGTCCTTGGTCGACACATCCACGATCTGCACGCCGCGTACCACGCCAACGATCGATGTCAGATCATCGAACTGGTACGAATCCTTGGCCCCGACCGTGCTGGAGGCGACATAGGAGAGCTGGTCGGCCACGGCTTCGTTGACTCGGCTGTAGTGGTTGGTCCCGGTGTCCGGCGTGAAATCCCGGTACGCGCCATCGGCGTTGGGCTTGAGCGCGTCAATCCTTACGTCCCCGAAGAAGTCATTGTTCAGCGTGCCGCTGGTATCGCAGATGTACAGATCATCAATGGTTGCCGTGCCGCCATTCTGCGGACTCAGGAGACTCACGCGGCTGATCGTTTCGCTGGCCGAGGCATAGTAGATGGTGGTGATGTTCACCAGGTTGAGCACATTGACCCCGTTGATCAGTATCTTGACCGCGCCGGTCCCGGTGGCGCTAATGGTGGCCTTGACCTCGACGTAGGTATAGACATTGGGCTGGATCACGGCACCAGTCGTCTTACCAAGCTGCTCCCAACTCGTGCTGGCTGAACCAGTGCGACGGGTGATAGAAATCGAGCCATCCAGCGCGATAGCAAAATTCAGGTGAACTCCATCGTTGTTACCGAGCGTCAGAAACCATGGCGAGGCAAGCGGGTCCGTGATACTGGTGAACGCGGTGATCTTCGTGGCGAAGCCCACGATCAAGGTCCTTGTTCCGGTAAGGTCCTTGCGTACATTGTGGGTGGCCGGAAGTGACAGCGCGCCACCGCCGCGGCGTCCGCTGGTCGCGGCAATCGCCGCGGAGGCGGTGGCGGCGCTCCACTTGAGCAGCAAGTCGGTAGTGCCGTAGTGGTCGAACGAGTCGAGGAACAGCAGGCTCATGTCAGTAGTCCTTGATCTTGATGATGAACTCGTCCTGCAGGACGCGGCCCGAGAAGGTGGTCACGGTCACGCTGACCTTGTACGTGCTACCGCCAGTGCCAGCGGAAAGCCACATGGTCACGCGGCTGTCGGCACGGTCGGTCGCGTCCAGGCGCAGCGGATCGGCGTCCGTGGTGCCGGGGCCGCTGCGGGTGATCGTGATGACCGGCGCGGCGTCGGCAAGCGTGTCGCCGTCTGCGAGGTCGTCTTCATACTCGATCGCATACGCCTCGCGTTCGGCGGGCTGTTTCACAAATTTCCCGAGGATCACTGTGGTTTCCTTCTCATCGTGCGGTCGACAAAGGGCCGGCGCAGCACGCACACCAGGCCCAACATGCGCAGCAGGGGCGGCGGCTGGAAGACGACGGGCGGCGGGGTATCCTGGTCTGCTGGCATGGCATCAGGCGTTGGCTTCGGTCAGCGTGAAGGTCAGGACCTGCACGTTCTGGCCCACCGCAATCGAGGTGTTATCCAGCGTCATGTCGCCACCGCCGCCAGTGGCGGTCACGGTGCCCTGCAGGTGGCAGGTCGTGCCGGTCGAATCGACAATGCGGAAATGGCCAGCCGTACCAGCAACCGCCCCGGCGCCGTTCCACGCACCGGCAATGGCCTTGCTGCCGCCCGATCCGGCGGCCAGCCAGTCGACCGGGAGCGCAATTTCGCACAGCAGGGTTCCCGCTTGGGGCGTGGCGCAATCGGCGGGCGGCGCGCCGCTCAGGATGCGTAGCCTGGCCGACGCGCCGATGGTGGTTTCGATCGCGTCCAGGCGTGCGTTGCGGACGGCAACGGAGAGTTGCAGGGACATGGGATTTCCTTTGCGGATCGGATGAAGCCGGGATTACCGGCGCATGACTCTTGGCACGTAGGGGCGTCGCAAGGTGCGCACGACGGCGCCAGGGACGGCGGGGAAACTGGTGGTGGTCGTAAGCGACCCAAGCCGGACGGACACGCTGGCGACCACCGGCTGCGCGACGCTGGCGGTGACGCCGAGCGCCCCGAGGGTAGCGGCGAGCGCGGCCCGGACCGACGTACTGCCGGTGGCGGAGACCCCGAGCGCGCCAAGCGTCGGCGTGGCCCGCAGTCCGGCGATGCTGCCCGCGCCGGCCGCCACGACGCAGGCGTCAAGCGTGCGCTCAAGCCCTGCGCCGACGATGACGGTAGTTGCGGCACCTAGCTGCAACGCGCCCAGCACGCCGACAAGCGACGCCGTTACCGGCGGACCGATGTCGAATGCCGCATCGGCAAAAGCGGCGCTGTCGAAAGCCGTCACAGCGTCACGGCGAGCGGGAAGACGTCAAACACCAGTTGGTCCTGGGTCGCTTCGGTCAAGCCGAGCTGTGCGTAGGCGGCTTCGAGCTGAGAGACGGTAGCGGTAGGCGGCGGCGCCGGCGGGTCAGGCACCGGCTCCGGGCCGTTACCGGCCGCCAGCCAGTCCTTGTAGGCTTCATAGCCAGGGTCGCCGTCCACGGTCGGGATCACGACGCCATCCAGGCGCAGGATGCCGCTCGGGTAGGAGAGGGTATACATAGTCAATATTCCTTCTCGATGTAGAGGCCGAAAATGTCGATCCGTGTTGACAGGGCAGTCGGGCCGTTGCCCCTCTGGAATATGAAGTACAGGCCGGTGGCGGATTGCGGCAGGTCGCTGATCAGGACGCTGCTCGCCGTGTGGCCCGTATTCAGGCGCGTCAGGGTGACGGTGATGCTGCTGCCGTCACGCGGGCAATACATGGCCAGCTCGTACAGGTCGGTTTTGGCGACGTGCGCAGGGAAATTCGCGCCGAGGGGCACTTTGGTGGCGGTGCCACTGAAATCGTTGGTGTACAGGCTCAGTTCGGTGTCTCCGCTGTCGCAGCCGACGCCCACAATGCACACCTGATTGATCGGATCGGTCGTGAACGTGGACATGCTCAAGCCGACGAACTGGCGGGCTCCGGCCACGGCCGCAGCGTCGTTGGTACCGAAGCGCGCGATGACGCGGAAGCCGCCATAGCCACCCACCGCCGTATTGCGGCAGCAGTCGGGTGTATTGGTGGAATACCGTCCGACCGAGCCGGCCGTGGCGGATGACGAGATCCCGAAGCGCGGCAGCGCGGTGTACATGCTGTTGATGGTGAAGTCCGGGAGATACGACACCGCCGAACCGACCGAAGTGTTGAGGTTGCCGAACGTGGCCATAGGGTTAGGAGCACCCCAGGCGGCGATCCAGAGGGTCGTGACGTTGCGCCCCAGGAATGGCTGCAACGGCTGCACGATGCCGGCCGGCGTCACGAATGCCGGCAACGGCGGGCCGCCAGCCAGCTTCTGCGCGTAGAACTGCATGGTGTCAACATCCGGCGTGGCAGGCGCCGCCGCAGCGGCGGGCAGGTTAATGCCGCCGACATCGATCACATGGCCGGCGTTCCAGTCATCACCTCCCACCTTGGCCGGGTCCGCACTGGTCCCGGCGGCGGATGTCTTGGCGTGCTTGATGCTCATGGTTCTGCCTTCCTGTGTCAGCGGCGCGTGCGCGCGGGCGACTCGGAGCGTTCGTGGGTGGTCTTGCCGTCGAGCGAGGCGGCGAAGCTGGCGTAGCGCGCCGCTGCGCGCGCCGGGTCGGCGGCGTATTCGGCGTCCTTGCTGAAGGCGCGATAGAGAACGTAGTCGAGCAGCGCGTCCTGGTAGATGTCGTCAAGCGTGATCAGCGCCGCTTCGTTCGGCACCGCCGGCGGCGTCGCGCTGTAGATCACGTCCAGGCAGCCGGTGCCGTCGTTCGGCGGGTACACCAGGAAGTGCTTCGGATCGAGGTCGTTGACGATGTAGTGCTGGACCAGCGTGGCCTGCGGCGCGTTGTGCCAGTCAGCGTTGTACAGGTCCATCAGGTCGCGCTCGATCAGGCGCACGGCCCGCCCGGTGGCGTTGCGCAGCACGTCGATCAGCTGGATCGGGTCGACCGCGCCGGTGTCGTCCTCTGTAGGCAGGGTCTGCACCGTGCCCCCGGCGAGAGTCATGCTGCTGCGGCGCACGTAGGCGCTTGGCTTCCTGATCACGGTCTCGCGCTGGCCGGCGTTCAGGTAGTCCAGCAGTTCGGTACGTTTCCACCGCACGAAGCCGGTGTCCTGCAGGGCGATCCCTGCGCGGTCGATGATCTGGGCAGCGGTGACGGTCGGCATGGTGGCCTTAGAAGAAAGCGCGTGGGCGGACGCGGTGCGTGCTGATCCCGAATCCGGCCTCGGCCTGGATGCGGGCGTTGGTACGGGCGACGATGTAGATCGCCTGGAAGGTCGGCGCGGCCTGCGGGTTCGTGAACAACTGGCCCGGCATCAGCATCAGGCGCGCGGCGGCGCCGCAGCCGATCTCGTAGCCGTAGTCCGCCAGCAGCACGTCGTCCACGGTGGTCGCCAGGTTGTTCGGCTTGGTGGCCACGCGCAGCACGATCGCGCCCTCGGCGTCGTCTGCCGGCACCGGGTACAGGGTGAACGTGTTGTCCGCTGCCTGACGCAGTGCGAACGGGGCCATGCCGGCGTCGCGCTGGTCGTCATCGCTGCGGATCACCTGCATGCGCTGGCCCTCGTAATAGGCTTCGAGGATCATCGTCACGTTCACGCCGTACAGCAGGTCGATGTCGTACTGGGCCTGTCCGGCGAAAACGTCGATCGGGTCCAGCAACACCTGCGCAATCGGCGCATAGGTGCAGAAGTCGATCAGCGTCTGGCGCAGCATCATGTCGGCCAGCGGCGCCGGACAGCCCGGCACCAGGGGCGCCAGGTACGGCATGAAGTCGGACAGGTGCGCCATGTAGTTACGCGATGGCGCGGGTGTTGTACGAGTAACGCTTCACTTCGCGCGCCTGCGCGGTGTTGCCGTTGCTCTCGTAGACGGTCTGTACAGCGTTGTCGAGGATTTCCAGCAGCTCGACCGGGACGTTGACCGGCACGCCACGCGGGATCTGGAAGCCGACGCCGTTCAGGCCAACGAAAACCGGCTCGCGGCCGTTCTCGCCGCTGTCCTGGTTGATGGTCAGCTCGACGCGCTTGCCGGACAGATCCGCGCCCAGGTCGCTTGCGCGCAGGACCGATACCGGGGCCGGGGCTTCGGCCTTCGGTGCGTCGTCGATGGTGGTGATGCTGGTGTCGGTGGCTTTGGCCATGTGAATCTCCTTGCGTGGGCGAAAAAAAACCCGCACGAAGGCGGGTTTCGGGGGGTGAAACGCGATGCTTACGGCGCGACGGTTGGCAGCAGGGCGACGTCGAAGAACGTCGCCGTGATGCCGGCGGCGTCGAGCGCGGTGGCGCCAGGGGTGAAGGCGGTGCCGGTGGCGACGACCTTGATCAGGCCCACCGCGGTCACGCCCGGCGGCACGTCCGCGATCTTGCTGGCGACGCTGGACGCCGGCAGGTTGTTCGCCAGTGCCTCCGCGACCTGGTTGTTCGACGGTGCGGTGCCCTGGTAGGTGAACACGTTGCCGGCGGCGTCCAGGCCGACCGTGTAGTACAGGGTCTGGCCGATCGGCTGCACGGCATGGCCAGCCGAGAAGGCCTGGGCCGCGAGTGCGGCCTTGGTCTTGAAGACACCGTCCGAGAGGTAGGTGTAGCCGCTAGTGGTCTTGAAGGTCGCCGCGCCGGCGGCGTTGATCGCCAGGCCTGCCGCCGAGGTGTTGCGGTAGCCTTCGAGCGTGCGCGTTACCGCGTTACCGCTGTCTTTGAGAGTTGCCATGTCTGGATTCCTTTATGAGGGTGGTCGACTGGCCCGCCGGGTGGCGGGCCGTGCGTCAAGTGGCTGGTCTAAACGCGTCAGGCAGTCACGCCGCATTCAGCGCGGCACATCCAGGCATCGTTCAGGATCACGGCCGATTGCATGGTCTTGAAGCCGATGAAACCACGCTGCGCCAGGGGATCGGCCGAGCTCGGCTTGGGATTGACCACCATGGGGGTGAGGGCAAACATCCCTTTCAGGGCCACGATGCCGTAGGCGTTTTGCGCGATGAACAGCGGGGTGTAGACGTCCGCGTTCACGCCGCCGTTCGATGCCATGGTGCCCTTGGCGCCGCCGGCGTCGAGGAACGGGGCGAAGATCGTGGACGACAAGTACCTCACATCTTCCACCTTGCCGATCTCGTTCTCGTACGGGACGAGCGAGCCGTACTTCTCGACCGGCACGAACACGCTCTTGCCGTCCGCGCCCAGCATGTTGCGGATGTCGCTCTCCATGTCCGGGTGGATCAGGCCGATGAACGACTTCGGCACGGCTTCGGTGCCATACGCCGGGGTCGAACGGATCACCTTGGTGATCTGCTCGGCGTTCTGGCGCTTCAAGGCCTTCGTCACCTTGCGCTGCAGGGTGAGGTTCATCGGCGTGTTCACGGCGTTGCGGCTCGCGCCGTTCGCGTAGATCACGTTGGTGCCGGCGCGCAGGATGCCGTAGCGCATGCGCTCGACCATCTGCGCGGCCTGCTCGCCCAGCAGCTCGACGGCCTCGTTGAGGACGTTGTCCTCGTGCGTGTCCATGACGATATCCGAGATCTGGATCAGGCCGCCGTACTGGGTCAGCAGGCAGGGCACGTCCGTCGCGGTCATCTGCTGCGCGATCGGGGTCACGCCTTCCGCCAGGGCGGTCGGGGTGGTGTCCAAGGCGTTGTAGCGGCGGAACACGATGGTCTTGCTGGAGTTCGACGGCAGGGCTTTGCTCTGCCCGAACTTTTCCAAGACCATGAAGGGGATGGCACGCTTCAGCAGTTCTTTTTCGGCGAACGCGGCGGTGCGCGGGCTGATATCGCCGTAGTTGGTAGCACTCATGTTGTGGGTCCTTGAATGAACGTGGATCGGTGGGTGGTGGTCAGCGATCAGCGCCGCTCGCAAGGGGGCCAGGCCTGTCCTTGTGCGTTGCTATCGACCGATACGGGCGTGTCCGGCCGGGGAGGCGGCGCCTGGTGGCGTATCGCTCCGGCGCGGTTGCGCGCGTGGTGGTCGGCTTGAGGTCTGTTCAGGCGCGAACAGCAGCGGGGTTTCAGTAATCAGCGGGTTTCAGCGAACGCTGAAACGGTCGGTTCGGGTGAAAATGACGGTCAGGCGTGGGACAGCAGACGCTGTTTGCACGCTTCGAGCAGCCAGAGGAGGGTGCCGCCATCGGCATAGCTGCCGGATGCGTAGAAGTTGCCGTCCTTGTCGAAGCCGAGAACGACCACGCCTTGCAGCTTGCCCTTGGCCGCATCGAGCACGCGGTCGGGATCGAGGTCCAGGCGCGTGATGCCGGTAAAGTTGTGGATGGTGGCGGTCATGGCTTACCAGACCAGTTCATAGGTGGCCGCGAAGATGTCGGGCTTGCAGGGATACAGTTCGCCCTTGACGCCGCGGATGATCCAGTCGCCGGCGCGGGCGTTCATGATGCCCTCCAGCGTGCAGACCTTGAGCGTGCTGCCTTCCCGCCATACGTCGCCGGGTACGGGGTCGTGAATATCCGGCAGGTGGATCGCGTTGGCCAGCCAATCCGGGACGATGCCCAGGTCGGCGCTGCCATCCCACTGCCAGGCCTCGATCACGACCGGCTTCTTGCGGTACTTCACGCTTATGCTTCGTTCCAGGCGCGTGCGAAGTCGTCATCTGCCACCGGCTCCTTCGGCAACGACAGGCCGGACGAGCGCACGCCCTCGGCGGCGTCGAACTGCGCGTCGCCGTCGTAATCCGGGTTGTCAGCCTTCTTGGTGGCGTTCTTGAATGCGCTCAACATGTCGATGATCTGGCGCGCACTGCCGCCATCGATCACCTGCTGCAGGCGGTCGCGGTCCGGCTGAGCATCCTTCCAGGCGGAGAAATCCGGCGACTCGACTACGTCCATGAAATCGGCATGGGCCTGCGCGATCGAATTGAAGTGGTTTTGCAGGCGCTCGTTCTGTAGGGCCGCGATCACCTGGTCAACGCGTGCGTCGACGCCGCCCATGCACTCATGCGCGACCTTCCTCACCAGCGCGGTGATCTGGTTCACGAAGTCCTGCCCGAAGTCGTCGGCCAGCACGGCGGCGGGGTCGCTCTCGCCTTCTCCCTCGCCGGGAGCATCCTGGGTGGCTTCATAGCCGTCGCCTGCCGGCCCGCTCGACTGTTCCTCATTGACGCCAGAGTTCGACATTGCTGCCTCGCGGGCGTCCAGCTCGGCCTGACGCGCCTTCAGCCGGCCTTCCCAGGACTTCAAGCGTTGCTCGATGTCGGCAGGGGACGGTGCGGCCTCGCCGGTCGGCTGTTCACCGTGCGGCGCATCGCCAGTACCTTCGGCAGACTCGCCCGCTTCCACGGCCGGCGCCTCCGCCACTTCCTCGGCTGGGCTGCCTTCCGCCGGCGCGGCTTCCTCGGCGGCCGGCGCTTCTGCGGCCGGCTCGGTCAGGCCGAACGCCTCGTCATCGCTGATCTGGCGCTTTTCCTGGTCCGGCTCGTTGAACTGGTCCGCGTACTCCTTATCGCGTTGTTCGATGTCTTCCTTGGTTGCCTTCATTGTGGCGGCTCCTGTTATGTTGAAACGCGGGTGCGAAAAAAAACCCGCGTTCAGCGGGTCGGATGGCTCATTGCGCTGCGGCCTGGCTCATGCCAAAAAAAGCAGCGAGTAGCGGATCTGGCGCCGGGATGCCGGGCTTGGGCAGACGATCCGGCCACGGCCCTTCGTCCTCGAGGCGGTGGATATGCCTGGTCGGGTCCTTCGGCGCGACCTGCTTCGCGCTTTCGGCCAGCGAGTGCAGGTAAACATCGACCAGGTCGGCGTCGCGCGAGAGGCGGTACACCGCGCGCCCGATCGAGAACCGGGTAACGTCGATGTAGCGTTCAATCTCGATGACGCCGGCGTGTCGCAGCAACTGGAGGTACTTGTTGATGCCGGACTGGCTCACGCCGAGCATGTCGCGGATATCGTCCTTGAGCATCGGCCCATTGCGCAGGGCGGCGATGATCTGGCGTACGTTGTCATCACGGCGCTTGGTCGCGGGGGTGACGCGAACGCGCTGGTCATGCGGTTTGAACAGGCTGTCGTTCATGCTTTGGGAGAAAGATTCGGGTTATCGTCCAGGAGCACATCGCGCAGGCATTGCAATTGGCGGATAGCGCCCTGCTTAAAGCTCAGCCGATCGGGCTGGATCGTCGCCAGGTCGAGCAGGTGGGCGTCGATCAGGATGTCCAGCACCGCGATGAGTTGCTTCATCGGCAGCGTCGCGCGCAGGAGTTGCAGCTCGCGCGTCTCGTTCGCCACGCGCGTGCGGAGGCTGTCACTAGTCAGCATGGGCGTGCCACGCTTCCCGGTAGGCTTGCAGCATCGCCTGATCGGCCGATGCTGCCGATACGCTCTGCGCTGGCTGTGGCTTGTCCGTGGCGGTTGCCGTCTGCACGGCCTGCACCGCGTTGGTCGCCTTGTTGATTAGCGGTGCCTTGCGCACGATCGGGTCCAGCAGCTTCTCGCCTGTGGTCATGGCCAGGCGCGCCGTCGCAGGTGCCAGCTTGGTGGCAACCTTGCCCATCTTGATGCCTGGGATGAACGACAGCGCCGCCTGCACGCCGTCAGCCGTGTTGCCCTGCTCGAGTGCATCGGCATAATCGGCCACGGCGGCAATCTGCCCCGTCACCGGCAGCACTTCGGCAATCGTGGTTGCAATCGGGTGCTCCTTCTTGGCCTCGCGCCACCATTCGCGCGCGTGGGTGATGTAGTCATCGTCTTGGTCGCTCACGCCATCCTCTCGCGTTGGATGAATTCGCGCAGCTCGCGGCGCGCATCCACCAGGCGGCGCGCGACGTAGCCACGATGCGTCATTTGGGTCTCGGTGAAGGCCACGCTGTTGCGATACGAGCGTGTGCCAACGTCCCGCCACATTTCGTAGCAGGTGCCGAGCGGTGACTGTCGCTTGATGTTGCCTACTCGTTTGCGTCGGATATTCATACCTGGGGTTGTCCGTCCATACGTGCTGTTTCAATGCCCTGCGCCTCGCCAACGCCGGCGCCGACCGTGCCGCCGACCGGATCGCGCCCGACCACTGGCGGCGCGGCGTTCGGTTCTACCGGGGTAGGCGCCAGATCGCCGCCTTGATTCACGCCGGGCTGTCCATCTGGCCCGATCGCCACGCCAGTCGGTCCTGGTCCGGCTTGCGGCGCTTCCTGGGGCGTGCGATCGACGTAGCCTGCCGATCGCAGCACGGCGTCGCCTGCCGCTGCCACGGCGCCGCTCTGCGCCGCCACGCCGCCGGCCTGCATGCCGGCATAGGCCGCGTCGACGTTGGTCTTGGTCGCGGTGGCCTGCAGGCGGTCGACATCGGCCGAAATGCGCGCGATCTCGGCCTGCAACTTTTGCACCGAGAGCTGGGCCGTTTGGAGTTGGATCGCCTGCATCTGCTGGGCCATCGCCGCGGCGGCCTTGCCAGCGTCGCTACCCTGTTCCGCCTTGACTTCTTCCTCGGTCTTGATGATCGAGGCGAGGTCATGGGCCTCGGCACGCTGCCGCAGCAGTTCTTCGCGCTTGATGTACGGCGCGTCCTCCGGGGTCAAGGTGGTGGCGAAAGCGTCGAGCTGCTGGGCGCGCAGCTCCTTGGCCATGAGGCTCGCGGCGCCCCTGGCCTTGATGGCGAAGTCGCCCTTGATCGTTTCGTCGCTGTTGAACTGCATGTTCCAGTAGTACAAGCTCTCAACGAAGCTGCGTGTGACGCGGTCATACGCGGTCAGCAGTTCCTTCATGACGATGCTGGCGTTGGCCATCAACATCGACATGCCGGATGCCGTGCCGGCCGCGCCCTGGGTGGCGTTCTGCCCTTCCATGTAGCGCGGGATAGCGGTCACGTCGTCGCTGTTGCGCTTGAACATTTCGACCACCGGCATCAGGTATTCCAGGCCGTTTGGCACCGTGAGCACCCGCACAGCCGGCGAATTCGGGTCCTGGCCATTCCTCGCCCAAATTTTGAACGGGTGCATGTCCTCTGCGCGCTCGCTAGGCGCCAGGAGCGACATATTCACCTCGAACTGGGGGCCGGCGGTGAGCGCGCCGTTGTCCAGGACCATGCGCGTCGCCGCGTTGATCATGGTCTGGTCATCGCGCATGATGCTGGCGAAGCCGTCACCGAAAATGCTGGTTTCGTCCTTGTCGATGTAATAGATATGGTAGGGCCACGTCACCCCGTTGATCGGCTGCAGGACGATCTTGATGATTTCGCCACTCGGCAGCAGCCACACATTGCTGAAAAACGTCTCGTGCATCCTGGTGGCCGGGACCTCGACGCCGGCAGCGGCCAGCAGCTCGCCGTCCAGCCATCCCCACCGCTCCAGCACCTCGAAGTTGCCGTCCTCGGTCTCCTTCACGCCGACGCGCTCACCAATGGACCGGATCTCGCTGTCGAAATACTTGGGGGTACGCTGGCCTTTCGGGTGCGCGAGGATGTAATCGCGGATCAGCTGGCCCTTGAAAGAGCGCAGCTTGGCCAGGCTGGCCAGCTTCGCGCGGGTGAACAGGTGCCGCTCATACACGAAACGGCACTCGTCCAGCGTGGTCGCGCTCATGTCGGGATACCACCGCCAGAGGGGCACATGGTCGACAAAGGGGACAACGTAGCTTTCCGTCTTCATGACCCAGCGGCCGTGCTCGATCACGAACTTCTGGCGGGCCTTGCGCTCGACCAGCGGCGCCTTGAGAATGCCAGTCCCGTACAGGTGGCCAGAGTGCAGCACCTGGCGCGCGATGCCAGCGTAGTCGGCCTCTCCGAGCTGGTCATCGATCACTGCCGCCATGCCGCGGGCGGCCTGGTCGACGGCCTTCTTGACGCCGGCATCGACCTCTTGCCGCGTGGGTTGGCGTCCCAGCGCCTGTTGCAAGGCCTGAACGATGTGCCGCTTGGTCTCGCGGTCCAGACTCGGGACCGGCGTTGCCTCCGCCGTCCAGGTGCGCTCGCTCCCGGTCGGGAACAGGAGATCCGCGACCCGAGCATCGACCGTCTTGATCTTGACCCTGGTGGCGCGCACGAATGCCTTGCTCCGACGCGCGCCGATCGCGGCCAGCACGTCGGCGTCATAAATGCCGCGGTATTGCCGCAGGTCCTTCAGCCAGCGTTCCTCGGTATAGCGGCGGGCGTTCTCGGCCTGGGCGAACTCGGCCAGCAGGGTAGCGCCGAGTGCGTCGGTGGACTGGTAGGGCGCGGTGTCCTCGCGCTCCATGCCTGCCGCAGCGGCTTCCACGTATTCACGCTCTGCGTCGGAGATTGGCGCGTCGGTTGTTTGCGTCATGACGTAATCCGGTATGGGTCAATAGCCTGCGCTGCTCGGCGCAGCTCGAGGCGCGGCCATGGCGGCGCGATCATCACGCAGGGCGCGCGGCACGACAGGCTCCGCGAACGTCATCGCCACGGCATCGGCGCCGTCAGGGCTCCTTACCTGGCGCTTGCGCATGTCGTCCTTGCTCTCGACCAGGCGCGAGCCGTTCGAGTTGTACTTGTAGCTGGGTGCGGACAGGTCCGCGATTAGGGCCGAGTCGTTCGGCAGCCTGCAGGGCGTGTCCGCAAGCCAGTCCTTCATCCGCCACCACATTTCAGCGCGCCGGTTGGCGTATTTCTCGGGGTCGGCCGCGCGCTCGGCGCTGTTCACACCGATGACCGGGACGTTCAGCTCCTTGAGCCGGTCCACAATCCCGCTGCCTATGCCAATCTTGTCCACGAAAAGGGCGTCCGGCTGGTACTGGCGCCAATACTCGGCCAGCATCCCGGCCACCTCCATCGTGCCCTTGTGCGAGTGGTATTCGATGCGGTACAGGGTGCGGCCATGCCGGAAGGCGATCGCCGTGCGGTCGGCGCCGTATTCGGCCGGGTCGCAGGCGATGATCAGCGCGCCCGTGCGCTCGCGATAGGAGCTGTTCACGGCCGCCATCACCAGGTTCGGGGAGATCAGCGGGTCGGTGGTCGCGCTGCGGAAGGCGAGGCTTGCGGTGGCCGGGAATTCCTGATCGAACAGCCATTCGCTGCCGGCGCCGTAGGTCTGGATCTTGTTCGCGCGCCAGGCCATTTGCGCCAGGTCCAGCCCATAGGTCTGCATGTACTCGGTATCTGCCGCCGAGAGGGCGAAGTCCGGCGGGACGGTCGCACGGTATTCGTCCTGCCAGTACCAAGGGCAAAAAATGGCAATATATTCACCGATGCCGGCCTCGGCGTCCTGCCACATGAGGTGAAAATGGTTGCCAACGCCGTTGGCCGTCGACTCGATCACGATTTCCGTGTCCGGGTTGTCGCTGATCGTGTTGCCCAGGCCCGCCAGGTGCATCGCCGCGTTGTCCCAGAACGCGAATTCCGAAGCGTGCAACAACTGGGCTGTGTTAGATCTTCCAACGTCTTTCGAGCCCGCGGTGGCCAGCTTGTAGCCGCCGTCGAGCTGGCCGAAGACCAGTTCCTTCGCGTTGGTCGCGCTGGTCGAGGGCGCCAGGGGATTGTGCTCGTGGTAGCGGCGCACCATCCGGTACAGGTTGTCGGTCGCCTTTTGTTCGTGGCCGATGATGAAAGCCCGCTGGCCTGGTGCGGTGCTGACCTTGCAGTAGAAGCGCGCACCGATATAGGTACTGGCACCTTGCTGCCGTCCTTTCAGCACAAGGGCGCGGACCTTGCCGGTGCGCTTGAGCTGTTCTTCGATCCGCTGGTGGATGTACCTTTGTGCGCGATTCAGCCGCAGCGGCAGGCGCACACCGTTCTTGTCCAGGATGTACATGCACGTTTCGCAGTGCAGGGCGACATCCTCGATCAGGGCGGCGAGGGTGCGCTCGAGGTCCGACTGGTCAGGCAAGGCGGTCCCGCACGCGCTTGATGACGTCATCGATCGCGCTGTTGCCTTCGGTCTCACGCTCGTCAATGCCGAAGGCCTGGCGTTCGAGCTGCACCAGGTTTTTCAACGAGTCGGACAGGGTTTTGACGGTGCTGGAGCGCGACGACAGGCTGATCGCACGCTGGAAGATTTCGAGGCGCTTGTCCTGGCCACGCTCGTCCGGTGCGGCCAGCAGCTCGCCCAGTTCGCGGTACAGGTCGATGTGCTCGGTCTGGTGTTCCAGCTCGTCCAGCAGCAGCATCGTGTTTCTGCGGGCACGCTGGATATCGCGGCGATGCGCCAGGATGATCTGGCTCTGCATCGTCGCATTGGTGTCGATGATCTCGCGTTCGGTTGCAGTGGTTTCGGGTGTAACCGTCTGTGTAACCGCTGCCTGTGCAACCAGGGCGTCGGCCTTGGCTCTGACCTTCGCGCCCAGGTCGCGGGCGATGCCCAGCTTGGCGAAACGCTTGTCCATGGCAGCGCGGGAGACGCCGTATTCCTGGGCCATCTGCTGCTTGGTCTTGACGCCTGCGCGCCAGTCAGCTTCGATCAGGTCCCAGTCGATCGTGCGTTTTTCTACCATGTCCTACCTCTTGCGTGTCGGCGTGAGCCGAGTCAAGGCGCCCGAATTCTATGGTCATACAATTATTTCGAGGCGGCGCGTGGGCGCGGCCATGATTCGGAGGGCTTGATTGATGAAGACCTTGTACGACCAACTGAGTAAAGGCGCACGGGAGGCGGTTGCTTTGCTAGTCGGTGCTGACCCGGAGGATTCGACCTTCCACATCTACCTCACCGATATCCCGGCGCTGCACGAGGGGTTCAACGTGGGTGAGGCGACGCGCGCGTATCTGCAGGCTCGTCTGAGTGAGATTGACCGCGCCGAGATCAAGCGGACCGGGACTAACCAGAAGGCCGGGCCGATCGTCAGCGACCAGGGCAACCACATGCACTACTACCGACCGCTCGACCATTACGACGGCGCCGTGCTCAAGTACCAGGGCGAGGCGTCGGAGAACAACCTTGCCTACTTCCCGCGTCACTGGATGGATTCGCATGACGACGGCTACATGCCGGGCGTGCTGATCCTCCCTCAATACATGGGCGACCGCATCCGGGCTGCCGATTACAGCCAGTTCACTGATTGAGGGACGAGGCCCATGGATACTTCATTCACTACCGACGACTACCAGCGCGCGAAGGCTGTCCACGCTGGCCAGATCAAGCGGCTTTACCTGGCAGGGCACAACCACAAGCGCGGCCATGCCGTTGCGCTGGAATTCGTGGATGCTCCCCCGGTCCGCTACATCTCGGACCTCACGCACGCGCGGCGCCTGGTCGATCGCTTCAACCGGCGCTACGGCTCCAACCGCTAGGGACACGGCCATGGCGGAGTACAAAGCAATCTGCGGGCGCTGCCTGGGCTCGGGCCGGTATGACCGTGGCGCCTGCTTCGGCTGCGCTGGCCGCGGCTACAAGCTCACCTCGCGCAAGCCGTGGCCGCGCTTCACGGTGTCGGCCATCTACCTCGAGGACGGCGTGCGGCGCGTGATCCGTACCAGGTCGGCGCCGACCGCTGAGAAGGCGGTCGAGAAGGCGCTGGCCGACCGCGATTGGTCCCCTTGGTACGACCTGAACACGGTCGAAGCGCGCCCCGTCACCATTACCTAACACCCTGGAGGCTGCTATGTCTCGCAATTCCTCTGTCGTCACGCCCCACATGCTGCCCGCGCCTGGTGCGCGCGTTGGCTCTGTCTGCGGGCCTGGCGAGCGCCCGGAAGATACCGCCGGCAGCGTGCTTTGCCATGTCACCGACCGCTGGGGCACGCACGCCGTTGTCATGATGGACAGCGGCCAGGTACGGACCGTCGAGCGCCTGACCAAGGTTGGGATTGGCGTGTACCTGATCAGCGGGCGCGTGGTGCCGGCCGGGTACACCGACGAATACGAAGCCAGCGCGAGCGGTAGCGCGATCTCCTTGCGCATCCTGGTGAAGCCGCAGACCGATTTCGATGGCGTGATCCGTGCGTGGCTTCTCGATTCCAGCGAGTTTTTGGACCTGAAAGGCTGGCTCTTTGACTTCGAGCCGATCGACAAACCCGACCCTGAATGAAGGAGACAGCGATGTTCAGCTACACCGTTATCAGCTACGGCGCCGAGATCGGCTTTGGCGAAGGCGAAACCTTCGAGGAAGCCGAGCGCGAGGCCAAGGACCAGGCCGCAGAAGCTGGCCCCATGTATCCGCGCGAAAGCTGGGGCTACAGCACGCGGAGCCCGTCCGGGATCACTGTCACCTACGATCCCATGGCAAACGCCGACGACGTTCCGTTGCAGGATTTTGTACTGCCGGACTTGGACGACAATCCGAACGAAAGGATGTGATGATGAAAATTGCCGAAATCCGCAGGGTCATCGATGCCTGTAACTGGAACCGCAATGATCTTGGCGGCGCCACGCAGAACGAATTCAAGGCGATGAAGGTTTCTGCGCGCCTGCAGCCGCATATCGACGCGGTGCGTGACCTGGTGATCCCCGATCGATTCCAGCGTGATAAGGAGGCCGCTGCCCGTGCGATCGAGCTGGCTGAAGCCACCATCGAGCGTTGGCGCAACATGCAGGGTATGGTGCCACCGAAGCCATCCAATGCTGCCGGACCGGCTATCGAACAGACGCCGCGGCCGACTCGTGGCCGGCCCGCGATGCTTGTAGGCGGCATGGCGAAAAAGGTCTATCTCGACCAGGATAGTCTGGCGATCGCGCTGAGATTCGGTGAAGGCAAGGTAAGCGAGCGGATCCGCCAAGGCTTGCGCTTGCTGGCTGAGGCAGAGTCAGGGCGAGCAGGGGCCGAACAGGCGTAGGAAGGTGGTAGGCAGATTTCCCCGATCGGACCCGCGCAGGCGGGAAGTACGCTGGGGGAAAGCATGTAGGCGCCGGGCTGTCCCGGTGTCCGTTCCGCTGGCTGGCGGCAGTTTCAGGGTCAGTGGTAAATTTGCGCGATGATACGCCCGTAGTTATGGGCCTGGCAATTCATGCTCGTATGTGATCCGTTCACCCGTCGCGCCGGCGCAGGATCTTGGCCGCGCGCGCGTTGTGCGCCTGGACCATCCCCTCCAGCTCGCTCACCATATCCGCGATCAGCTCGCGCTCCAGGCGCGGCGCGGTCGGCGCGATCTCGGCCCGGCCCGTCCCCTTGCAGGACGGGCAGAGGCGCCGGTTGGCCATCTGACCAGGCCCGCCGCACTCGCCGCAGCGGCTGTCGATCCAGTAGGCCAGCGAGCCCATGGCGACCCGGCGATACAGCGCGTGCTGGGCCTGGGCATCCCAGGCAGTGCGAGCCGGCAGCCAATTGCGCTCACGGCCTTTCTCGGCCACGGCATCCATCCAGACACGCAGCAGGAGCGCCAGGTTGTTCGACCCGGCCTGGAAGGCTTCGCGCGGGGTGCCGTTGGCGTACTTCACGCGCGAGAGCAGGGCGCCCAGGCCGGTGCCTGTCTTGCTGGCGATCGCCGCGGCAAATAGTGCTTCCGTTGATGTGTGGTGTTCATCGTCGCGCAGGTCGGACGACTGCAGGGACCGGGCGTATCGTTCGGCAAACATGGGGGTTCTCCTGTGACCGGCTGAATTTATCACGGTAACGATGCGGACCTCACGTACGAAAGTGACTGTGCTGTGTCAAATCTGGCGAATTATATGTCCATAAAATTAGTACATCGGCCACGCATCCAGCGGGGCGAATACTTAAAGGACGGGATCATGGAAACCACTTGGTACGGTGAACAGAAGGTAATCAAAGCTCTCGATCGTGAATTCGCTTACACCGAAGAATCGCACAACGCAGTCGTACAAGCTGAGTGGGCGCACCGCATCCTCGCGGAGCCTTCCGTCACCTATCCGAATGGCCACGATTCGCACGTTGTCGCCGGCGAGGTGCTGGATAAGGCCGAGGATGAACTGATCGAATTCCAACTGTTCCACTGACACCCAACCCGTGCCCTGCGCAGTTCTGCCTGGAGATCATCGGCCCGCCCTGAGCGGGCTTTTTCACGCCCTTACGCGCCGCACCGTCTGTATCCCGCGGGCCACGCGCACCTGGGCCGCCAGTTCGCGCGCGATCGCCCTGCGCTGTTCCAGCCGCTGCGCCGTCTCGGCCGCCTCCATCGCCGCCGCGGCCTCACGTTCCCGGCGTCGGGTCCACGGCATTTTCAGTCCCAGCATGTTGTGCCTCCATTCTCTCGATGTACACCTTGCGCCGGCGGCGCTCGGCCCCGTCGCGTGGCTCGCCGTACAGCACGCACGGCCGCGGTTCCTCGTTCCAGGTGGTCGGCTTTTCATAGCCGTCGCACCAACCTTCGCCAGTCTCCCGCGGCTCCAAGAAGTATTTACACTCCGCGCATATCCCCGTCCGTCCCATCCTGGTTCCTCCTTGCGAGTTCGCGTGCATAGCGCAGCGACACGGACGGCAGCGTGGGATCGCCGGCCGCAGCGCGTGCCAGTATCCGGTCCGCCCAGGTGCGGCCGTCACCGGGCCGGCTGGCGGTGCGCAGGATGCCGGCCGCGCCCAGTTCCTGCAAGCGCCTGGCTGCTTCCTCGCGCGTGGTCTGTCCCTGGCCGGGAGCGGGCAGGGCAGCGCGCGGCGCCGGGATCGGTTCCCATTCGCCGCGGCCCATCTGGCGTTTCAATGCTGCCTGCCACCGCTCTCGGACGGCGCCGTAGGTCTGCAGCATCAGGTCGGTGCGCAGCTCGGCGGCGGCCCAGTACACGGCCGGGTGCGACCATTCGCCCATTTCCCCCTTGCCGCGCGCCTCGAGACCGGCGATCGCCTCCTGGTAGGCGGCGGCCGGCTCGACCTCGGGCACGCACAGCGTCAGGAACTCGCCCCAGGTTGGCGGAAAACGCAACCGCTCGCACGCGGCCAGGCCGCGCCGGAGCTGGCCGCGCGTCATGCCGTTCGCGCGGATGCGCTCGGCCCATGTCCGCTTGGCGTTCTCGATCCCGGTGTCGACGCCGTTGGCGACGTGACCGCTGCGGTAGGCGTCGAGGAAGCGATTGCCGTACATGCCGTGCAGCTCCCCGAACAGCCAGTCGATCCCGTCAGTTGATGTCGATGATGTCGTGCTGACCTGCATGTACCCCTCCCAGTCCGATCGATGCCGCCGCTGCCATGCGCGAAGCGTCGCGCGCGCTGGGTGCGCCGGGGGAAGCACGCTGCGGCGGCAGCAGGTTGCCGTCGACCGTGATGTCCTTGCTCTCCTTCTGCCACCGCTCGATGATCCTGATGACGTAGCCGGCCGGGATGCTGGCGTTCGGTCCCTTCGCCCGCCGCGCTTCCTCGCACGCGGCCTGCATCGTCACCACGGACACGCCGCGTGCCGCCAGCTCGATCAGCAGCGGGTTTGCCGGCTGGGCCATGATGCCGGACCTGCGCATCGCGCCCGACAGTTCGGCCGCGGTCGCTACCTGGTCCGGTGCCGGCGGTGGCGGCAGATCCTCGCCAACGCACGGCGCCGGATCGCGCGGCGCGCTGTCCTGATCCTGCTGCTGATCCTGGTGCTGCTGCTGCTGCTGCTGCTGTTGCTGATTCGGGGAAGGCTTGCGGGAAGGCTTCGGCGTAACCTTCGGCGGCCTCATCACCTCATCGAAGGCGGCGACGAAGGACTCGCCCGCGTCCTCGAGCACGGCGCCGATGCCGGTCAGCGCCTCGCGTTTCAACGGACACTCGGGCAGCAAGTCGATCTCGGTCCGCCAGGAACGCACCACGTTGGGCGATTCGGGCTTGTTGTGTTTCAGCGCATTCGGCAGCCACACCAAGCGCGCTTGGAAGTCCGCCCGTACCATTCCGGCGTCTTCCAGCTCCGCGAACGCTTGGGCGAAGGCTTCCAGGTCCCATCCGAGTTCTTCGGCCATCGCGGCGCGGCCGGCGCGGTACAGGCCCGGGATCGGCCCGGTGTGCGGGCCGGTCAGGAGGTAGAACCACAGCGCCTGGGCGGACGGCAGCAGGGACGACAGCGAGCGGAATTTTTCGTCCGACCAGATCCGCACCTCGATCTTGCGGTAGCGGCTCATGCTGCGGCCCTTTCGACCGCGGGTACTGCTTCGCGCATGCGCGCTTCGTGCCGTTCATCCAGCTCGCAAGCCAGCGTGAAGATTTCGGTCCACTTGGCAGGCGATACGGTAGCGATGTGGCTGCGCATCCAGGCGATCGTCACGCGCGCGTCCTCGATGTCCTGCTGGGTGATCGGCAGCTTGGCCGACAGTTTCAGGGCGTATGCGCGCAGGCCTGGCGGCTGTGCGCTCCAGGTCAGCGAGCGCGCCATGAGGTCGTACAGGTGCGTCATTTGCAGCGTTGCCGGTACAAACGGGAACCAGTCGCCGTCAGCGTCGCGCATGACCGCGTTGCCATCCTCATCGAACAGCATGCTGCCGGTCGATTCCTGTTCGTCCAGCAGGCGCTCGATCGGCATGAATACCTGCTCGATGCGGTGCCGGTTCAGGGGGTGCCCCAACGGGAGTTGGTTCGCGCGCTCGATCCGAGCGACCTTCTTGGCTTTCCGGCGCACGCGGTCGGCCCTGGCCTTTTCCTGCTTCAGCTGGAAGTCCTGGCGCGGGCCGGACTTGCGCTTGCGTTTCTTGTTGCCTGCCATGTCTCTATCCGTGGTCTTGGGTTGCCGTCAGTGCGGTGCAATCCGCATCGTATGTGGGTGTTGCTTATGCAAGTTCCTTCGGTAATACGCCCTTTGCCCGCAAAACCTCGCGGCTCGCCGCCTCGGCCAGGTCGAACCGGGCTTCTACCTGGTCGCGCGTCCAGCCGGCGTTCGCATACCCACCGTCGTAAAAGGCATGGCACGCGCTGCAGCCGATGCACCCGTGCTCGTCGCGCGCCTTGAGGCCGGCGCCCTTGCCATGCTCATAGCGGTTGGAATGACACCAGACTGATGTTTCCGGGTTCCGGTTGCAGATCCCGTCGAACCGCAGTGTGCATTGCTCGCCCCTGGCGGCTCGCCGGATCGGGGTCATCTTCGGTCCCTTCGATTTCAACCCGGTGCGGCGCGGCAGCTCCTTGGGACGGTTGCCGGGCGGTGGCAGCGGCGCGTACACCGGCTTGCCCTCGGCATCCTGGTCGACCGGCTCGCCCTGGTGGCGGGTGCGCAGAATTTCCATGCCGGCGCGGTTGATCGGCATGCGACTGGCCCGCAGTGGGGTACGGCGCAGGAGGGGTTTGGAACCGGGCTTCATCGGTGTACGTTTCAGTGTCATCGCGTGAACTCCATGAGTTGCGCGAGCACGTTGTCCAGGTCGGCGCGTGTATAACGGGTCAGAATCCGTTGCAGCACGACGTCGACTACGCGTGAGAACAGCGCCTCGCGCTCGGGCTGTTCCATGTCGGAGAAATTGAGGCTGCGCGCTTCGAGACGTACACGGCCAAGCAGGTCAATGGTCGTCTCGTAGTAGCCGGCCAGGATGGTGAGGTCCCGGCGGAAACGGTCAAAGGTCGGGTGAACGATCTCGCCCTTGTACTGCAACTCGCCCGGGTTCCACGCATCGAAAGCGAGCTTGAACAGGGCGAACAATTTCCGATGGAATTTAACGTTGTTGTACTGGCGTACGCTTGCGACAAAACCATCGTCCAGCGCGAAGCGGTCGATGTAGTCGGCAGTTGGCTGGTCGATCGGAACCAGGATGCCGCCGGCGGATTTGGCCAGGTACAGTTCGGGCATGACGGTGCTCCGATTACGTCACGACGTAATCGGCGCCGGCCCGAACAGGGCGGCTACCAGGTCCATGCGCTGCGCCGGTTCGAGGTCAATGGCGTGGGCAGTCCTGGGCGACGCCTCGGCCGGCTTGGTGGTGGGCAGCGGGCCGCAGCCGGGTACGATACGGAAAGTGTCCGGGAGCGTGCCATGCACACCAGCGCGGCCCTGACTGGTCGCCGTCACGCGTCCCATGGTGCGCAGCGCGAGGGTGTAGCCGTTCAGCGTCGTACGCTTGATGCCCAGTGCCAGACCGAGTTCACTCGCGGTGCAGTCGGGGTGACTGGCGATCCAGTCCTCGACACGTTTCAGCGCGCGCAACTTGTCCTCGGTGATGACGTTCTTGAGCATGTCAGGCTCTCCAAGTGCTTATTTCACGGCGGCGTCCTCGTTATGCAGCTCGCGCAGCCGGTTTTCGATGTGGTAGGAAGTACGCTTGCCTCGGGCGCCGATCGCCAGCATGCCGATCTGGCTGCTTGAACACGGCACGAGGTCGGCCAGTTGCTGATGGGTACACCGCTTGTTGGCCAACAGATCGAGGACAATTTTTTGCAGGTCATCCATAAGGATAAATCCTCACATACGTGAGATTAGAACGCAAGCACTACTCACATTTCGTGCAAAAGTTCAAAACAGACGGCTATAATCCGCCAATAATTCGTGATTTTTGACGATCATAAGACGACCCAAGGGATGAACCATGCTAGAGATTCGCTCACTTAAAACGCTGGCAGACCGCTGCCGCTGGGCTCGAACGAGGAAGAATATCCTGCCAGAGGACTTAGCCAAGGAAGCGGGTATCTCTCCAAGCGTGATATGGAATACCGAGTGCGGGCGCAACAAGACGATTCGCAAAATCACTGCTGTCGCCAGCGTGCTGGAGGTCGATGCTGTATGGCTTGCCGAAGGGAAGGGGAGCCCTTTTCTAAGTGAGCCCGAGCCAGCGAGAAGTGAGATCGCTGAAGACGACGCAGAGCTAAAGATGGTTCTAGGGTGGCTATCTGCCTGGCGAAGTGCCGACGCCCCGACACGTTCGCTTATCGAAAGTGCGTTTGCCGTCGCGGAGAAACAGCGACAGCAGCAAGTGCTCCGCGCCTAGCCCTTCACCAAAAGCAGTTTCGGCTGTGTGTTGGGCACCACATTCGGGTGGCGCTCTCCCAATTGCAGGGCGATTTCCAACAGCAGGTGTCGAAACTGCGGGGCGATCTTGGCCGTTGCCGCCATCAATTCATCTTCCAAACTGTCGGCCTGATTTTCGCTACGCTTTTGCATTTTTATGTTGCCGCAAGCGGCACTTAATTCGATTATGGTTTGACGCCACTCAATAGTGTTGGTGAAGTCGCGCCTACCTGTCAAGTCTGTAGGATTAGTCCTACCACAATGCCGCATATTTACCTACATGCAATGTATTGACGACTGCGTAAATATTCGTTCTTAAATACATCTAGCTTATTCGGCTTGACGCTCAATCCTCACGTAAGTGAGGATTTCAGGCAATCCCTTGCGTTTGCCTGCCCATCGTGGGAGCTCCATGTCCGTATCCAACTCGACCGCTGATACCTCCACCAAGCCCGACGCCGACCAGGTGATCCGCGCG